CACGCTCTGGATCCGAAATATACGGATTACATTTATCAATCGGATGACTTCATCACAGTTTTGAGTGGAACCACTCAATCCTCTCAGTATTGGGCCAGGGGAACCACTTGGTGTACTTCTTATCTTAAAGGAAATAAGTTTGCAAATTATGCTTCAAAAAATATTTACCTTTATTACGTAATAACAAAGCAAGATTCGGAATTTTTTGAGAAATCAAATCCGATGAGAAAAATATCTATTGGATTTACCAAAAGAGATGGAAAGCCGCAGCTTTTAACGAATCAAAATGCTACAGTCAATACAGATAATCGTGATTTAAGCTTGAACCAAATTCAAGAATATTTGGGATCCGAAGCGGATTCGATAATTTCGGCTATCTATGCGGATATAGGCAGAAGAGAAGATACGAAATTCAATAAAATAATAGCAGAAACAACTCCGGAGGAATTGGAACTCCAGATTGCAGCAATCAATGATGATTCTCAGATAGCAAGCATTTTGCTGCAATTTACGCAAAATAATGCGGCAAGAGCGGATACGAAAAAGGTTGCCGCAAAGAATTTGGCAGAGAAAAGTCCTGAAGAGTTCTTTGGTTATGGCCTGCACAAGACTCCTGAATACGCAGAGTTTAAAATACCTGCCGCAAAGAATTGCGCAGAGAAAGATCCTATATGCTTCTTTCATTACGACCTACATGAGATTCCTGAATACGCAGAGTTTGGAATACCTGCCGCAAAGAATTTGGTAGAGAAAAAGCCTAAACGCTTCTTTTCTTATGGCCTACATAAGCTTCGTGAATACGTAGAGTTTGGAATACCTACCGCAAAGTATTGGGCAGAGAAAGATCCTGAAGAGTTCTTTTATTACGGCCTACATAATATTCCTGAATACGCACATCTTAACCCAAAGAACAAAGCTCCCGAAGAAAACAAACTCCAACCTCTTGAAGCGTGGCTCCGCACCAACGGCTTCAGAAAAGAGGCAAAAGAGCTGTCCGCATTACTCTGTTAATATTCTGGAGCGAACATTAAATCCCCCAATTACTAGTAAATCACTAGATGCCTACGTTAAATGTGCGTTGATATCTCCTGTAATATTCTTGCCCTGTACGCTGTCCATAGTTCAGCGCCTTAATAGCGTTAACATTCCCCTGTAGCTACTAATTTTCCATAATCTTTTGTAATGAACAGAAGATTAAAGAAGCTTGTCGCATTGTCAGGTTGGCTAGCTTCTAGCGGCCTGAGGAAAGAGGCAAGGCAAGTTTTCAAATATTCTATGCCGCGCAATGAAGGCCCCCTATGGGAGCAGCCGAGTTATGGCGCAGAATCTTATGACGAATTTTACCCAGATCTAGAAGATGAATTAGTCTCCAGAGAAAAAGAAGAGGACAACCTTTATCATGGACGCAATGTAATCTGGATAGGCACTACCGGCAAAATGGTAAGAGCGGACTCCCATTACGTTTATCCGATCCAAGGGAATGTCTTCTATGACGAAAAGATTTCTCAATTAACTGATAAGATTAATTCATCTCCAGAAAAAGTAATCCTTTACGCTCCCTATGGCGAGATGTCAAAGGTTGGGGTTTCCGAAATTGAAGAGTCAATAAAATATCAAGAAGATTATGGCCATGCTCCGCTTACAACTGGCGATGAAGAGCTTGACCAGTACCTTGCGGATAAAAAAGAGTGGTTGAGTAATAACTCTGATTATGATGATAATTACAACATTGTTGAAGAATCATATGATGAGCTCAAGAAAGATATGGAGCTTCAGTTAACAGAGGCGGAAGAGAATAGATCCGGAGACTTTGGTGAGTTTATATTCCAAATTAGAGACGGAAATCATAGAGCTTTTGCTGCGATAAATGCTGGTGAAAAATATATTTGGTTAAAGATCTCTGACAATCAAGTGCAGGACATAGAAAGTGGGAGAGAATGGCTTAAGGGATATGGGGATATTCTAGAATGAATCGTTTCAATAAGCTATTAGCGCTTAATAAGTTTGCGGCTTCTGCTCAGCAAATTGTAAACCTCGGATATCCAGAGGTTATTGCGAAAGTATTTATTGAAAGATTTGGAAAAAATGCATTTATAATTGCAAAATGGATGAATGAATATCATTTGTGGGGAGTAAATAAGATCCCGATGGACTGGATTAGAAACGTTGGAAGACTCAGGGGAGAAGGGTTGCTTGCTAATTTACTGCAGATGCTAGATGCCGCTCTCAAGGGAGAAGACGCATATGATAAGTGGTCTAAGGAGAATGGCTATAGTGGAATCGAAAGTTATGATCCCTATTCGCAAGAAACAAGAAGGATAGACCTAGAGGAGCACATTCCACTTATAAAGAAAGAAATCAAAGAGATCTTCTTGAAAGACATTTTCTTTGATAGAGATTTGATTAGAGATATCGTATCTGGAGAAGTAAATAATTTAAATCAATATAAGAAGCTTTCTTACAAAGAAGCTGCAGAGATTTATGCAGATAAAAAAATCTCTTTAGAGATGCCGACCATTAAGCAATATGTAAATGGTTATCGCTGGATTGACTCTGGAAAGAAGTGTGATATTCTTGGCCAAAAAATGAAAAACTGTGGCTCAGTTGGCGCTATGGGCATAGACGAAGACAGAACGATGCTAATTCTGCTCGACAAGAACCAGAACCCACATATAGTCGCGACATATCATCCAAATGAAAAGAGAATTTCCAGCATTGAAGGAGCTGGGAGCTCTCCTGCAAAGGCGGACTATCACAAATATATTATAGACCTGATTGAAGATCTGGGAGTTAACTATGAAGACCGAGGCTCTCCTAAATCTAAGCTATTAAAGCTCAAGTATGATCTGAAAGATCTTAAGCCTGATATCTTAAAGATTCCAGTGGATAGTTTGTTCGATGAATATTTTATAGTAAAGATAAACGATGAAATTTATTACACAAATGGCGCGATCTTTCTTTCGGAAGCAGACGCTAAGCTCATAGAAAAAAGCTTAAGAGAAAATCAGAAATATATTGAAAATAAATTAAATTTTTCTGACAAAGAAAATCCATCAGAGCTTGTTTTTGAGGACTTTTTGGGAGGAATCTTTCCGAGTGATAGATTCAAAAGAAAAGACTTATATGATGAATTAGGAGTTGCTCCGGCCTTCCTAAATAAAGCAAAAAGCGGACTGTCCGAAAAGCTCAAGACTTTGGAGAGCTGGGCCTTGTCTAATGGATTAAAGAAAGAGTCTTTGGCAATATCGAAGTTATATCATTCAAAGGGACTCTAGGCCCTCCAGATCCTCTCTCTCCTCCTCCATATCTTTTATTACATCATGATATAGTCTAATCTTAAAAAGCCTTAATTGCTTTGGCGACCACTCTTTGAGGGCTTTAGGCTTATTTGGATGCTTATTCCACACCTCTGTATCTTTGAGCATTTTTAAGATATATTCAGGCTCATATTTGTTTCGCATAATGTCAGAGAAGCCAGCAGAATAGGCATCAAATTCATAAGGGCGCTTGAAATATGGGAGATCATCCCTTTGGTCGAGGTCTGGGTCATATAGCTTTGGATCAATAATATGTGTTATCTCATGAACCATGGCATGCTGAATGAATTTCCATCCTCGTTCCGACTTTGTATATTTAAATAAGATGTCTGTATTTAGCCAAATTGTGTTTGAGCTGGTATCCGCATATGCATAGTAGTTTTCGTCCCATCCTTTTGCGATAAAAGTTTCTTTTGACACAACATTTACTTGGACCTCAACCTCTTTTTTGTCATATGGTCGAGTGAGTTTGATCTTATCCCTAATATATATTGGACTATAATGACCTGCTCTAGCAGAGAAATATTTATTTTTTATGCTTCTAATCAAACCTTCTCTGTTTTTGCTGAGCCAGTGATATAGCTCTTCTGGCGTTTCTATATTTTTAGAAATTTTTAGCATTAGACGGTACCTACGATATGCTATTAATATTAATATATAAAAATAGGCCTACAAATATTGAGTAATATTTCTTTCAGGGAGGCATAATGCGTGAACCAGAAAATTGCGAAATAAAGTATTGCGGATTCTCTAGGCCAACGAGCCCTGTTGAAATTGACTTCGAAATATTGGGCCTTGAGAACCTGATAAAGAGAGCTGAAGAACGGATCTCAGCACTCAAACAAACCTCTTTTCTTGCTCGCTTGGCCATAGATACTGAGTCAGAAAGTTTGCAGGAGTTCTTTGAGAAAGAATAACATGTTTACTATTTTTGCAAAAAAGAAATCAGAAAATAAGCTGATGAAGCAGATGAGGCTTCTAGCAGACATCAGGACCACCATGATGAATGATGAAGTTGCTAAAGAAATTTGCAGAGAAGAAGGCGTAGACGAATGGCTTCTTGTTTCTGTTCCGATTCTCTTTGAGGACTTAGAGGTTGCTGCAAAAACTACAGATGGGAGCATTAGCTTGAGCACAAAGCTTCTAGATAAGCCTCCAGAGATTAGAATGAGATATGTTATTCATGAGTTAGTTCATGCGATCCAGCACATAAAAGATTTTGGTAAGCCTAAAAGCGACGAAGCACATAATTATCTTGATGAACCAGATGAAGTAGCTGCATTTCAAAAGCAAATAAAATATCACTCAAAAGAGCTTGGAAAAGAAGATGCAGAAGAATATGTTGATGACCTTCTTGACCACCATAATGTTCCTGGCGAGGATAAAAAAGACAAGCGCGAGGAACTTTTAGAAGAGGCTGTTTAACAGAACTCCTCTACTAATAGGCCTCGATATCTAAGAGGCACTTATGTTAACTTTATCTGGAAAATCGCCCAATGAAGGCGACAACTCCATCTCTTTAAACTCTTTGATTGAGTTTAGCATTTTAGATGATGGAACCGGACTAAATCTATCATCATTGGTTGTTGAAATAAGCGGGAGTAGGGCCTTTCAAGGCCTAGATTTCACGGACCCCTTTGATGGAATCTTTTCCGAGATAACCAGTGATGCATCTGGAGCACATCTTGTTATAGATTCTATAAATGACTTTGGCGAAGGACAGGTTGTTTTTGTAAAAGTTCAAATCCAGAATTTAGAAGATAAATTTTATAATTTCGAATATGCTTTTAAGACAATTCCGTCTGAGCCAGAACTTGAAATAAGCTCTCCGACTTCTGGAGACCTTGTTCAATCAGATCAGGTGCTTTTTCTGCAGTTCAAAGATGAAATCGATGATATCGATGAAGATTCTATAAATATATATATCAATAACTCTCCTGCCGTATTGGGAGGAGTTTTTCAGACGCTATACGCAGGCAATTCCTCTGTTATAACAAAGACAGAAGATAGAGCATCAGCAAGGATAGAGCCTACGGAACCTTTTCGCAATGGAGCGTATACCGTAAAGTATGATGCAGCAGACTTAAGCGGGAATGTATTAAGTGGTAGCTTTTCTTATTCTGTAGATCTCCCTGCGGTTGTTCTTCCCTCAGTTTTTCCTCAGGTAAAATTTCTTGGCTATGCCCAAGGCATTAAAAAGCTTACGAATATGGGCAGAGGAGACATGTTGCGTGTAAGCTGGAATAAAACTGTTTCAAGGTCTTATAAGGGTGACTCTTTTGCTCTAATATATGAAGACGAATCTAGACTAGATATCTTTGACTCTACTCCTAAATATATTGCCGACGACACCGTAACTCATTACGACGTATCTGGCCTGACCCCAGGGCTAACCCTTTCTTACGCAGTAAGAGCTCTTGAGGCTTTTAGCGGAAATCTCCAGTTAAGCGGAATGACAGAGAAATCTGCAGGAGTTTATGAGATTCCCGCAGATATCACGATCGCCTCTCAGGTTTTGTCTAGCGATACGATTATTAATGTAAGTTCCACAGAGGGATATCCATCCGCTGGAATTTTAATATTAGACGACTCTGAAGTTATAAGATATACCGGCAAGACCGACACCTCTTTTCTTCTCCCGACGAACGGCAGAGGGCTAAACGGCACAAGCAAGGGGATTTTCATTGAAGGTGATTCTGTAAAAATGTTTTTTGCATGCCAAGATAAGAATACCTCAATAGTCATGGGAACGCCAACCTACGTCGATGGATATTCTAGTGGACGTGAAATTAACGGAACAGGCCTTGTTGTAACTGATTATTCTGATAATGACAGAAAGTTTTTCCAAGGATTTGACTTCTGCGGATATCACAAGGCTATACCTCAACAGATTTTGCAAGGAACGAATGATTGTGGAAGTTATTTAGGAGGAGAATTTAACGGATTTAGAGGAATGAATTTATTCGACAGAATGCTGAATAGAGAAGAGGTTCTGCTTGATCAAGTTGGCGAACCAACAATTCTTCTAAAAAGAATTTGGGACGGAGAAACATGCAGCTGTTCAGACCCCAGAAGAATGCACCCTAAGGTTAAGGGGTGCAAGCTTTGTTATGGTACGGGATATGATGGAGGCTATCAGCAATATGACTATAGAAGAAGGTCGGATGGTCGAGTCATGATTCAATTCGGAGATACCCAAGAAGACCTGAAGCTTGGAGCTCAAAGTCATCTGGAGCAAATGTATGAGCCCAGCTGCTGGACTCTTCCTAGTCCGGCTATAAAAGATCGAGATCTTGTAGTTAGATTTGACTTTAACAATGACGTTGAATTTGTTTATGAAGTTTTAAATACAACTAAAGATAAGCTGTTTTTCAGACATTATACAAGGCAGCGCTTGGCCTTAAAGAGATTAGATAAGACGGATCTGGTCTACACGTTTCCGTTTGTCCTGTAAAAAAGTTACGTTATAGAAGGTTGGCCTTGTTATATGGCAAGGTCTTATTTCAAACTAAATTTTAGTTTGACAACTTTTATAAATTTTAAATTTATAACCAAGGAGATAATATCATGCTTTGGATAAAAAATACATCAGGCAAGAAGGATGCAATGTTAACCTTTGCTTTTTTTGCATTTCTAGTAGTTACTCTTAACATTTTACTGGCTACATTCGGAAATATAACGTATAATTCTTTTGAGATAAAGTTTGCATCTATGGAGGCCGCAACTATGACTGCTTATTTGGCAGCAACCTTCACTGCATATGTAACAAGGCGCTGGACAGATAAGAAGTTTGTTACAGAGGAAAAGAAAGAAGGCAAAGATGAGTAAGAAAAAAGCCCCAAACCCTGTTTTTGAATGGTTTAAAAATCTTGGACTAAAAATTAAGATATTCTTTGGAGCATTATTTGGAATACTTGGAGCTATTTTATTTTTTGTTTTTAGCAAAAAAGCTAATACAAAGGGCATCTTAGAAGTAGAGCTGAAAAAGGTACGTAAGGAAATTGAGATTGAAAAAGCTGCAAGTGAAGTTAAAAAAAACAGTGAAAAACTTCTAAGTCTGAAAGAGAAAGCTGACAGAATAAAAAAGGAGATAGCCGAAATTTCCGAAGCCGAAAGGGAGGAGGCTCCAAAAGAAGTTTCGAATGAAGAGCTTGACGAATTTTTCGATAGCAGAGGACTTTGATGATAGATAAAATAACTTTTTTAATAGATTATGCTAAAGACGGAGAGATTAAAGATCGATTAATCGCCTTAGCGGGAAGTATTCGCTCGAAAGATCATTTGCTGATTGATATCAAAGAGTTTTCGGGCCTAATTGATCCGGAGCTAGTCGAAGAAGGCCCATTTCTTGGAGACATTGAAATTCAGTTATGATAAAAAAGCTTCCTTTATTTTGCTGCATAATTTTTTTCGCATTTTTATCTCTTGCTAATAACAGCTATGCCGGAGACATTCGTCCAGCAGGAGCAGTGCTGGAAGAGGAGTCTTATGTTTTTACGATTGCTGAGGCAACCAACCTAAAGAAACAAATTGAAGACTTAGAGAAAGATTTAGCCGCAGCCTCCAAAGAGCTCAACAAGTACAAGGAGCTTGAAGAGGTTAGGCTACAGCAAATTGATTTTTACGTATTAAATGAAGGATTTTACCTAAGTCAAATTAGCAGATATAAAGATCTTCAACTTTTAGATCGAAATCTTCTTGATAAATATAGAAAGAGAGATCGGCTGCAAACTGTAGAAAATATAGGATTTTTATCTTTAGGAGTTGCTCTAACTATTGGGTCTTTCCTTCTGGCGGATGGCGCTACAGACCTCGCTATATCTACATCGCCATAATATTACTAATTAAACTTAATTACATGAAGTAATTATAATGGAATCAAGTGGATTAAATTAATGGCGAAATCAAACTATCCAAATAAACTGGACACATCAATAGAAATCCCTGCCGTTAGAGATAACATCATAGAGATCGGATCCGATGTGCTTAATAGTCTTCGTTCTGCTATATTTCAGATAGAAAGGACATTAGGCATAAATCCGCAGGGCGCTGCAGGAAATTCCGTAGCCGGAAGGCTGGAGAAGGCTCTAGATGGAAATGGAAACATTTTATCCGAGGCGTTAGATAAGGCTGGCCTATTATCTGGGCCTATTTCTAACGAGGATGTATCGAAGGCAGCTGCTATTGCAGAGTCCAAATTACGCTTAAACTTTCCCACTAAATTATTGCAAGATGAGATTTCTCAGCTAGACTTGCAGTTGGGCTTGCTAGAGTCTGTAATAGATGAGCTAAGCGCTTTATATGCCACTCACGTCCACCCTTCAGCTACGAATAGGCATAAGGGCAAGGCAATAGTTGTCGAAGAGATACTAAGCGCTCCATCAGATATCGGAATAACAACTTCAAAAGAAGTTACTGCGCAAGAAGCTTTTCAACAGCTGTATGATTCGCACATTAATTATAGCGGTACAGATATAACCTCGGCAAACAGGTCCCATACAAGTTCGCAGCTATACTTTGATAATGAAAATGTTTCTGCTTCTATTAGCGGAGATGACGTTCAAGAGGTAATAGAGGAAATTGTTGACTTGGTCGAAGGACAGGTCGATAATCATCAGAATCTATATCATGCAAATTCAGTATTAAGATCAAATGTCTTATCAGATGTTTCAACCCCTACAAAGGGAATCCTCCTTCTGGGCGAAGAAGATGTTTCATACCAGAAATCAAATACTGATGCAGATAGCTTCATTTCTAATGTACTACTTCTAGACTCTCCTGATGCCCCAAGTCTATCCATAGAGGCTTCTGATATTTTAGAAATTACTATTTCCGGAGAAACTTCTTCTTTCCAAATTTTAAGAGCGAACTTATCTATTGACGGAAAAACTCTGGAAAGCATTGACATCTACGGATCTTTCTCTGCCTCTTCTGAAACTGGAACTACCGCTAAAGTCTACCGAAATAGGAACAGAGAGTCCGAGCCAGTTGGGCTCCTACTTGCCGCAAGAGAATACCAGTCTTCTGGGCTTATCTCTTATAGTAATGCAGATGTTATTCAGATTTCAAACCCAAATTCTGCAAACGTAATTACTAACGGAATTCGTCCAGCAGAAATCAGTCTAACGAACAGATATCTTAAGATATCTTTAGATGGTGCATCGAGCGTAGAAGTGGACCTCTATGATGGAGCTCTTGCTCTGACTGGAGATAGCCAGTCTATTGATTCTATTGCTAAAGCTTTTAACGCTCAATTTGCAGAAAACAGAATGAGTGTAACGGCTTATCGAGTAGACTTTGACGCAGGTAGGGCATCAGAAATTGCGTTAATTCACTCCATTCCAAGCTCCACAACGGAAGAGCATACAATAAAGATCTCAAAGGGCTCCGATGACGCAATAGGATCCATTGGCCTCTCTGGCGTTGAGGGCCTAACGGTAACTTCGGAAATAGGAACCCAATATTCAATTCAAGGAAAAGACTTTACAGGCTTGAGCACAAAGCTTTCTGCCTTCGGATTAGTTCTTTTGTCTGGAACCGCATCTGTATCCTCTAGCTCTATAGACTTCGAGGCAATAGGCGTTAGAAATGGAGATATTCTTGTAATATCAGAATCAGCTGGTGATGACGGAACTTATGTAATATTAGATGTAAGCACTTCTTCTTTCGCTGTAGATAGAACTCAGCTTCCAAGCAATCAGTGGTCAAGCGTAACCAGTAATGATACATTATTTACGATTTATAGAAACTCAGTCTCTTTGAACGAAATGGCGTTTAAGGTCTTGCCGGGAGGCGATTCCTCTGCGTCTATCGTAGATGTCCTTATGGATAGAGATAGCCGCTCAATTTTCTATAAAGAAAGGCTGTCATATGGGTATCAGACATACCTTGGATCTGAGAATCTAGTTGCAATTGCAGATTTCTCAGGAGACATAACTCCGTACGCCAAATCAACTCCCGGTGAACTTTCTATTCAGAAGATCTCGGCTGATCCAAGTGATTTAGAGATAGGATTGAGTCTAGATTCCGGAGAAGTATTTAAGTTTACAAATATTAAATCAGAATATGTAACTATACACTCCGGAAAGTATAACTTATCCTTATCTATTTTTATCAAAGATTCTGACTCAATAGCCTCAAAGATTATTGCGGATGCATCTGATTTCACCATAAGCCTTTATGGCTATTCCGGACTAAATGAAGAAGAGAACCTCTTGCTTGGAAGGGTTTTGTATGAAGCTGGAAACTCAAGAATTACCGGAGCCGGAGGAGATTATCCTCGTCCATTTGGAAAGCTAAGAAAGGGATCAATCGGAACTAAAGATATAGGAACGGATGTACTCCATAAGCTTTATCAAGAGCCGCTATCTGAAACTAGATCCAATGGAGTCATCAGGGGCCTGGAAGTAACTCAGGTTACAGACAATGGAACAACATATACCGTATCTATATCTTCTGGCGTATGCTATGTTAGAGGGAAGCGTTTTGAGTTAGATGAGATATCTGATTATATCACAGACGTTGAGACTGGTGGGCCACCTGTATCTGTAGATAAGTTTTATGTTGGAATAAACCAATGGGGAGAAGTCACCTTCAGAGCTCCAGATCCAGCATCTTGTGACTGTCCGTTCTCTCCATATGATTATTCAATTTTGGCTTCTGCAGAAAATGATGGATCAGATATTGACATCATCGACTTCAGGCTATTTATTGATAATTTAGACTTAAGAATCTTAAATTCGATTACGGTCAGCCCCCAAGCGGGGATGGGCCACTTCTCCGACATAAATAAGGCGCTAAAGTACGCTAAGCGGTTCTCTCAGGCGTTCCCGAAGGCCGGCATTCCAACGGTCCATCTGAAGTCCGGAACGCATCAGGTGGTCACAGAGATGGATCTCGCGCTGGCTGACTATACGCCCCGCGAAGCAGCAGACGTTCAACCAGCTTATGATGGAGGAATCTGGCTGAACTTTCCTGTAAATATAGTCGGGGAGGGAGAGTCGACTGTTCTGGACTTAGTTAGAACATTTGCTAATGCAGACATAGCTGACGATGATCGAGATCGTATTGACGCTGAATCAGTTATGAACAACTGGATGTATATTGCCGGTGCAGGACTGGACTCATCAGCTCCGGATGGAGACTCGGATACATTGATTTCTGGCGTAATCAATATTCGTGATCTAAAATTCAATCATTCTGGCATCTTAATTTTCGATCCAACAATTGAAGATGGAGGGTCAAAGCTTAATTTCTCAATTAATATTGAGAACGTAATTTTTGATAGAGCTAATCGAGCTATATTTGATCAATATAACTATGGGATATTAGTGCAGGGGCTAGATACATCATCTGGTGTTAAAGCTGGAAATATAAGTATTTCTAATTGTGAATTTTTAAATACACATATTAAAACAAATTCTTATGATTCAGCCGACCACTGTAATATAAGCATTACGAACAATAATTTTAGAGGATCGGGAGACGGAGTCGTTGATGGCGAAGATCATTACGCAATATTTGTATCTGGTTCTGGCCATATTTTTGATTTTGAGGATTCTCCGTCTGAAAATAATATAGAATTTCGCGGAAATACTGCTTCAGATAGTACGGGAAACTCGTCTTCGCCAACTCCAGACGCCGCAGGAACCCATCTTTGGGGAGATAGAATAAGCAGAAATCTGTCTGCTGGCAAAAAAATTGGAATTGGTGCCGCCGTTGAGCCTCATCACCCCAACCTCTTGATCCACAGAGGAGGGCCCTCAGATACAACGTCTATTTTACACGCAGGAGATACTCCTGCTACAGCCTCTATAGTTTCGTTTGACTCTAGCGTTATAGAGGACGCCTTCCTGTCTGTTGGCGCAAATGCAAATTCTAACACAGTTATTGGACGATTTCGCGCATTAGATGATGGCTCTAATTCCAAAGTTACAATTGGCACAATTACGAATCATAAACTTGAACTTAATACAAATAATAATCTCGCTATTGTCATTGATGAGAGCCAGCGTGTTGGAGTTGGAACAGATACCCCATTCGGCTTATTAACAGTTCAATCTGCAGCAGCGGCATATGATGCATCTGATGCTTCCGGTTATGCTATTTCAGATTATCACACTATAATATCTCAATATGGAAACGATACAGGAAGCGAAATAGGAATTGGATTTAGAATTTCTGCTTCACAAGATGTGACCGATCGAGTCGGAGCATCTATAACCCACGAAAGAGTTGGAGGTCACTCGCAAGGAAAGCTTCACTTTAAAACCAAAGCTTCAACGACTGACTCTGGCTATGCGCAGACTCGCATGACAATTGGAGAGGACGGAAACGTTGGACTTGAGAATTCCAGCCCAAGAGCTAAGCTTACAGTGATACAGAATGTTCCCAGCCCTTCTTTGGCGACAGGCGGAGAAAGTGGTAGAGGAATAGAGCTTGCAGCCCACTCTGGTAATCAAACTGAAGCTTGTGCTATATATTATACTGCTGCTGCCGATCCAATCGGGGCCCCTACTGGGCTTTATTTCGACTTTACAACAAATGGAGTTAATTACCCTACAAAGGCGTACGTTAGCTCTACTGCTACGCCTGGAGAGCTTGATTTTACAGGACAGCATCGCTCTGATTCTGACCCAGCATTAAAAAATGTAGAAAATATAGGGCTAATCGTTTCTTCTTTAGGAGAGTATATAAATCTCGATCTATCTGTCAAGGCAGAGATAAATGAAGCACTTCCAACTGTTGGTCTTGCTTCAAAAAGAAAAGATAAAAAGGCTTATGGAGTTATCTCTAACATTGAAGATTCAGGAGAAAGAAGAGAGTATGCTTCAGGATCTTTTGTGTCGGTTCTTAGCAAGAAGGACGATAGGCTAATTATTAATGCGCTTGGAGAGGGCGGCATTTGGGTTTGCAATATTAATGGAGATTTTGAAAATGGAGATTACATAACTACATGCGAAATTCCAGGATATGGAATGCTTCAAGATGATGATCTTCTCCATAATTATACTGTTGCAAAAATAACCTGTGATTGTACTTTTGATTTAGATAGCGAAACGTATGATTGTTTAGAGTTTGAGCATGATGGCCAAACTTATAGAAAAGCATTTGTTGGATGCACATATCACTGCGGATAGGAATAAGAAATGTCTAAATCAAATTACCCAGGAAAGCTTGATACTTCTGTAGAAATCCCTTCTGTAAGAGATAACATAACAGAAATTGGGTCTGACGTCCTAAATAGCATTAGATCTGCTATTTTCAATATCGAACGAACATTGGGAATAAACCCGCAGGGTGCTGCGGGAAATACAGTTGCGGCAAGGCTGGGTAATTTAATTGATGATAATGGAAACATCATTGAGTCGGCTCTAGATCGAGCAGGAATTTTGTCCGGGCCAATAACAAATGAAGATGTTTCGAAAGTAGCCGCCATAGACGAATCCAAGTTAAGGCTAAATTTTCCTACTCATCTGCTGCAAGATGAAATTTCTATCCTTGATAATAAGATAGAGCTCTTTATAGCCGCTCTAGATGAGCTTAATAAGATTCTAAGCGCCCACATACATCCTGAAGCAACAAATAGGCATAAAGCAAAAGCGATTACCGCAACAGAGGCTGAATCTGTAGCTTCGGCAATTGCAACCTTGTCGCTCAGCTCTGGAACAGTTCAGGCTGCGCTAGAAGCTCTTTATGATGCCCATATAAACTTTACTGGCGAAAACTTAACTGCTTCAAATAATTCTCACAAGGCCTTGCAGCTATACTACGATAACAGTGAGACCTCTGATATTATCCCATCTGATGATGTCCAAGGAGCTATAGATGACCTTGTTAACTTAGAGGGCGTCGGACTAAGAAAATCTATTCTAAATCTAAATTCCAATGGAATAGTAAGAACAGGCGATGCTATAGACGCCTATGAAAAGATTGATTCTGGATCAATACTGGTTGCATCATCGGAAATATCCTTTCCCGTTCCAACAGGTGGGTCAAAAACTATTATCTCATTTACGAATAGTCCTTCTGTTATTTCTGAAATAAAGGAGTTTGACGTATTGGAGATACTAAATGCAACAGTAGATTCGGACAATACAGATTATCTCATATCTTCAGTAACCCTAGACGCCTCTGGAGACCTCAGTCAGGTAGAGGTTTACGGTGGCCCAAAAAATGCTTTAACGACGGGAACTACTGCTAGAGTTAAGAAGAGCGTCTATACAACATATAATGAAAATGCACTTAACTGTGCTGTTAGACCGAGGTTGGGATTCAGCAATACTCCCACAATTCAGGTCTGCCTTCCAAACTCTGCAACTATTATTTCTTCTGGCGCTAGGCCGGAGAATATAGTAAGTGGAACCTCAGACACCTTAGCCATAGAAGTTGATGAAGAAACAACTTACGAAATTGATATAAGCAACTCTAATTACACCGTTCAAACCCTCGATATTGTCATCGCAACAATAAATCAATATTGTGCAGAAAATAAGTTAAACTTTTTTGCCTATAAGTTAAAGGCTCTAAATTGTTATGAGCTAGCATTGTCTCATAATATTCCAAATCATGCCGATGACGTTCGAATAAGAAGTCTAAAAATAGTTGACGCATCATCGAACGATGCATCGGCAGCTATGGGGCTGTCCTATATAAAGGATCGCTTGACAAAGGGAGCTTTCGGAAATTCTGTTCATATCAATGGCATGCTTATTGATGATTTCGGAAAAGTAATTACCCATAATTCTGAATCTATATCTATTGGAACAGGAACGCTTGAATTAAACGCAAAAGGAGCAACGGATTTTCTTGCTAGCGGAATAAGAGTCGGAGACTTAGTTGTAATAGATGGATCCTCTGACTCTGATGATGACGGGTCTTACTCTATAAAAACGGTTGAGGCAACAAGGATAACTCCGGATTTCACATCTACGCTGCAAGGCTCTCTTTCAGAGACATCTGCAGTTTTTATTCTTAGATCTGGAGCTCCAATTTCAGAGCTAAACTTCATAGAGCTTGACGGACTGATGATGCTCGATATATTTGCCGATGATAATGCAAATATACACTTTAAAAAACGACTAGATATTGTCGGACATATGTCTTTGTCCAATTTTTATGCAACAGTAAAAGACGTAACTCAAGGGTTTATAACTAGTGACCAAGAATATACTCTAAAAGTAGATACGTCTGGCATGGCCACCCTGAAGCAAGAGCCCTCCGGAACAGAGGGTCCAGAAGTTTTTGTTGGAAGCACAGGAGAGTACAAGGTTTTATCAAATGATGGAATGAATTATGTAGTTTTAAGTGTTTTTGTTCCCAATGAGTCAATCGCAGCGATTGGAGCAAGTGATTTAACCTCATCTATCTTTGGATTCGATGAACTTCCCTCTTCCACTCTTCATCTCTGCAGAACTATATTTTCTCCAGAATTTGGAGTTGTCATTGAAGAACCTGATGCTGGCTTAGGAGGAAAGGGGGCACTCAGCACTACTGACAAAAGGACGACCGGAACTGCTGATGATACGATCATTTCCTCATCTTTTATAGAAAGATACATACAGGGTCCAAGAAATGAGCTTCGAGGAAGCGGACTTATCAGGGGTATAAGCGTAAAATCTATTGTTGACAATGGAGATGGAACTTCTACTCTAAATATTGACCCAGGAGTTGGAGTCGTAAACGGAATAAGAATTGAGTACTTAGGAGATGCAGCTCTAACATATCGGCATACTAATGGCGCTACAGATAACTTCTACGTAGGATTAAACGGAGAGGGATGTATAGTAATAGGTAATGAAGTCGATCCAAATGCAGGAACAGACTATATCTCTCCATTTTACACGCAAAATGTTGCACATTTGGCCTACATAGATCTTGCATCCCTAGAGATTACAGACTTAAGGCTATTTGTTGACCACCTTGATTATAAGTTAGTAGCGGATATAACCGTATCAAATGATACAAGATTTGGACACTTTGCCAGTCTTCAGAGTGCAGTTAAATATGCAGAAATGTTCTCAAAAATGTTTCCTGACGTAGGAACTCCGAGCATATTTGTAAAAGAAGGAACTTATGAATTAACAGAGAAGCTTACTTTGAATTTCGATGTAAAAATACACGGAACAGGTCCAACTTCTATAATCAAGAGAGCCTCTACCTTCCCCCTTAGCAACTTCAGCATCCTTGCTCAAGGTCATGAGATGGTTCTGATAGGAGCAGATACAGGCTCTAGCTCGATACAGTATGGAGTAGATATAAGCAACTTGACATTTGAGGGAATCACAGGTCAGCCAACCAGTAAGTCTGGAACCGTTTTCAGGGTAACAAATAACATAACAAACACAGGAGCAACAAAGGCTCGTTTTAAATTTGACGGCCTTCGCTTTATTGCTGCGGCAGACTACTCATCATCCGCTGCATATACTGGCGCAGAAAATGAAATGCCCTTTCACATAGGAAACGACAGTGGTGGCACTTATCAAAATATAATTATTCAGAATTGCTATTTTGATGGAGTTGGCTACCAGCAATGTGTGGCATACTTAAATCAGGGCAATACGTTTAAAAATATCTTAATCACAGATAACATCAGCCAAAGATCAATTGATGTAGCGGGAGGATATACTCTTCTGCAAGAAAATTCAGCAACAAATACCCTCTCTGGTATCTTAGAGGTCAACAATATTATCGAGGCGCTATAATATGTCGGACAAAAAAGAAATCTCAGCAATCGATGCTATCTACGAAATCCTTGACAGGATCGACCTAATGGACAAGCGCCTACAGGTCATAGACGATAACGTAAAGATCCTTAGCAATAAGTTCTCGAAGTTCCAGCGACTTGAGACCTCAGCTGCAGCAGCGGAACCATCGTCCCGTGTAGTTGCACCGGTTGTTAAGAGTAATAGCCCTCAAAATTCTGCTAGTCAACAAAAAGTTAAAAAACTTCTTCTGGGAAATATCCGGGTATTCGGATACATCGTCAATAAAGAGAAGCGACCCTTGAACGAGGTATCCGTAAAGATTTATGATGATAAGAACGAAATCGTGAAGGATCACCTTACTAATCCAGATGGGTTTTGGGAGGTAAGGCTGCCTAAGGGGAGATACGGAGTAGAATATATACATAAGAATTTTAAGCCAATAAATAGGACTATTGAGCTTAAAGGTGCGGATCGTGAATATGAGGTTAAATAAGTGCTTGTTATTAAATTTGTAAATAATAAAATTAAAGAAAACAATATTCTTGGGAAAATGATTCAGAACCTATCAGGCATTCTGAAAAAGGATGGGCGCTCGGAGCTTTCTCTAGTAAGAGATAAGAACTCTGTTGAAATGGTTTCTGGTAATTTATCTAGTAATAATGATAATGACGATGATATTATCGTAGAGCTAACAATTAAAAAGCAGATCTCCTTAAAGGAACATGAGCTGCTCGACAGAGAAAGGCTCGACAAGTTAGTTAAAGAAATCGCTCATTTTTGCGAACAATCAGCTGAAATTAAAGAATTAAAATATCTTCCGATTAACTTCAGATAATCGCAGGCTCTTATATGATAGATGAACAGAATTTATCAGGAACAGGTTTGAATGGCGATCATATCGTATATTCAAGCTTCTTCTCTGATCATAATGTTGTTCAGCAGTCTGCCGTAGTTCATCCGAAATCTCTTCTTATAGATGGTCTGAGAAAGATCTTTAAGAATGATAGCATTTTTACATATAGAGCAGATGAATACGGGTACCCTCTTACCCCAGACCATACTGGTATAGATATAGATTCCGCCCTCACTACAAAGATCTTAATTAGTGACACATATCGTTATGAGGTCAAATTTTTTCCGGCAATTGTAATTAAGTCGAACGGAGGCTCATATAAGCCTATATCCTTTAATCAGAATATGACCTATAAGTATAGGACTGATCTACTCGAAACAGATTATGGCGCAAGAAGGATGATTAGCACCCCTACTCACAGAGTGTATGCTGGAAGGTGGGATCTCAGATTTGACGTTGGAATTTACTCAGAGAGCCAAGCGGAGCTTCAGGAGCTAACAGATATTGTATCTTTAGCCCTTCAGTATTTTCTATGGAATGAGCTAAGGGCAAATGGCTTATTTATTCATCAGCTTTCAATAGGCGCTGAAAATGCAGAGCCTTATGCTAATGACTATGTGTATAGTACAACACTATCATTGTCCACTTACTCGGAGTGGAGAGTGGAAGTGCCCATTGAAAATATAGTTGAGAAGATAGTCTTTACTATGGAGCCCACTTGGCACCCTGTTCCAGGCGAAAAAACACAGGCAGATCTCCTCGAAAGAAGATTTGATGACATAATTGATTTAACAGAAATAGATTAAAAATGAAACTACTAATAATAAATAATTTGATGAGTTATTGCTAAAACGGAGGATCTTAGATGGCTAACATACCAGGAATTTCGGGTTTTATACAGCCTGGAGCATTTGCAAGAGATAGAGTTGTATCTCGCAGCGTCTCTATTCCAGGCGGAATAAGAGTCGTTTCCGTATTGGGCGAAGGCCTGAGAGAAGAAACCATTGTTCAGTCTGCTGCAGGCGGCGGCGCGGATGGAGAGTCAAGCTGGAGCCCGACAGGCTCTGGTGATGGCCGGTTTTTTGAGCTATCCAATGTTCCCGTAATAAGTGGCAGAACAGAGCTTAGGCTAAATGGAACTCTTCTTTTTGGAAAGCAAGAGGTCATTGATTCATCAGGAGTTAGCTCCCCGTTTGATTATAGGCTAGATATTTCCAATGGTCGCATCGAGCTGCGTGGAGCCTCAATTGGAGATCAAGACGGAAAGGGATATTCCGCAGGCTCTGGAAACGTAGGAACCGGCATTTTAGTAGATAATGATAGCTGCGATCCTCTCTTAACTCTAGATATTCTCGATGATTCAGCCCCTAGTGAGCGCTGGACAATAAGATGTGTAAGTGTCGTAAGGGATTCTAACGGAGATCCTATTCCCGGTCTAGCCACATTTACTGCGACTGGAGATACTTCTGGTCAGCTTTATGATAGCTTTGGAAATCCCCTTACATTCTCAAGTGCTTATTTTACAAGTACAGCCGGAGCTGTATCAGGAAATCTGTCCGAATGTGATGACGGAGTTGTCGTTGCGAGTGGAAGTGTTTCCGTTACAGACTTCCCCCGTGGCAGCGTCGTCCTAAGGGACGGAGATGACACGCTAGCTACGAGTGACACATTCATGGTTTCCGGTGCTGACTTGGTCAGCCAAGGTCAGGCTTTGCCGGGAGACTTCCTGTGTCTTGACGGATATGTTGGTCACGAGATTGAGACCATAACATATGATGGAACTGACACTACAATTACCGTAACTACAGATAGCTTAGGCCCGGCTTCACCGGTTTGGGACGAAGCAGACTTATATGATTGGGACATTAGGGCGACTAACATATTGATCGATGATCCGTCCGTTACACATAATGGCCTAACCGGAGCGCCTGCCTCTGAGGGTAACTTCTCAAGCGCAGATGTAGGAAAGACGGTATTGATCTGTAACGGAGGAGCTTTCGATGGAGGCCTCTTTACAATCAGCAAGGTTACCTCTACAAGACGTGTACGCCTTCACAGCCTTGACGATGCAACGGTAGGGTTCCAAGACTTAGAAGAAGCTTCAGGTGCCTCTGTGACCGGCCTAGCGGCTGAAGGTCTAACATTCCACCTCCTAGAGAACAACGGAGTTCTGTTGCTCGGCATCCAAGAGGGCGCAACAAGCTTTGAGGTTGGCGATAAGTTTTTTGTAGACATTAGCTCCCGTGCTCTTGGGCGTGGAGATACTCTTGAGGCTAAATATATAGCGACTATAGATCTGAATGATCCAGAGTTTTTCGTTGAAGCATCTGACCTGTTCAGAAAGCACGGCCTTCCCAGCGTAGAGAATACTTTGTCTCTAGGAACTCAGATCGCCCTTGAGAATGGAGCGCCTGGAATCTTAGCCCTACAGTGCAAACCGCCTGTTCCGCGCAGAACTTCTGTAACTCTTCTTGAGGAAAGGAATTCTCTTGGAGAAGGTGGATTCTCCGCTTGTTATGATTCCGGAACCTTATCTGCTGATGCATGTGAGGTTGATGATCTCAGGTTCACTATTCCAAGGCCTTTAACTGGACTTAGAAATGGTCGTCCTGACCCCGACACAAGGGTAAACATTTTCGTAATAAGAGATGGAGAAGAAACACAGGTCTTCCCAAATAAGTCTGCATTTTATAATTCTCAACTGACAACTGACATTCAGCAAGGTCAATGGATCGATAGCTCAGACAGCGCATTCTCATATACTGTTGTTGATGCTGTACTGGAAGTGGTCGGAAATGGAGATGAGGGAAGCCTAGATGTCGAGTCTGGCTCAGAATACTTTACAACTCCAGAGATAGACTTCGACGGAGATAACGTTGGACACGTAATCGTTATATCTAGCATGGAAGATTCCGACACAGGTATAGTACACACCTCTGTAGAAGATATCTCGATGGAGCTATTCGGAGTCGCCCTAGGGACTCCCTCTGTAGAGTTGGTAATTGACTCGGTAACTGATGACTCACTGGTTCTGGTATCAGCTGAGAATGGCTCTCCTCTGGACCTGCAAGGCTCTTACTCTGATATTCAATTCTTCATCAAGGATCCGGAAGATTCAAACGCAGATGATGCGCTCCTTCTCCTACACAGTGATTTAGTATCCAGCGGAGTAATAAAGGAAGGCGATGGGCTCAGGATCTCCTACATTGACGAGAATGATGCAGACTTTTTTGATACAAATTGGTTTGATGCACTTGAGGCAATGGAGGCTGCAGAGGCTCAAATAATTGTCCCTCTTCCGAATCAGGCGATCTCTTCAATCTTTAGGGCAACTGTAAATCACTGTGAGAACATGAGTTCTGTTGCAAACCGCAAAGAAAGAATGGCCTTCATTGGCGCGCAGATAGGAGTAACTCCTGCTGCCCTCATTGGAACAAGAGAGATTGCGATAGAAGATATCGGAATAATCGAAGGTATCCAGGGAGATGACGCGGAAGAGATTCTTGATGGAAACGTAGAGGATCTAGTTAACTTCAAGTTAAGTGATAACTACACTAGCAACAGGTCCGTTTACCTCTTCCCCGATAGTATTGTTAGAAACGTAAACGGAACTAATGTAAATCTTCACGGTTTCTACCAGGGAGCTGCGGCAGCCGGATTCTTATCGGCTAAGCAGAACGTGGCAATTCCGCTTACAGACAAGCCTCTATCAGGATTTAGCATCACAAGAGATAAGGTTTATAGCCCAACAATTCTGAATCAGCTTGGTGGAGTCGGCGCAACAGTGCTGCAGCCAATAACAGGAGGCGGAAGAGTCTTGGCAGGAAGGACTACCAGCACATCTGGCTTTATTGAGGATGAAGAGATTTCTATCATCTTCATCAGAGATTCAGTTAAGCGGACCCTTCGTAGTTCTCTAAGGCCCTTTATTGGTGGAGTCCAAAACGCAGATACGAATATCCTTATGGGTGGCAGGGTAAGGACTATTATGAATGGCTTAATCGGCCAAGGTTTGGTTACAAGCTTTAAAAACATTAGAGTAGAGCAGGACAAGGTAGATCCGAGACAGATCAACGTCTTTTTGCAATTTGCTCCAGCTTACCCCATTAACTATGTCTTCATAGACATCGAAGTTGGCGTCATTTAATAGGAGAAAGTAATGGCAGATTACCCTAGCACAGGAACTCTTTTCGACGGAAGCCCGCCGCCAGAAACAGGCGGTCGGACTCGCGCCGGACTATCAACACAGATCATTGTTTATGTTAACAATGAGCCTGTTGGTGCAATTCAGAGCTTCCAAGAGGCCCAAACAAGGCCTCTCAAGTCCATGTCAGAAGTAGGAACAGATGGGCTAATTGAAATTGTTCCTCAGGGACCTTCTACGTTTAATTTAACTATTCAGAGGATAGTTTTCGATGGGCTATCTCTTCCTGAGGCGTTCTCAAGAGGATTTAGAAATATTCAGTCTCAAAGGATGCCTTTTGATATTGTTGTGATTGATAAGTTTACTGGAGATGGAAATAATGCTGTGGTAACGACTTACCACAACTGCTGGTTTACCTCTCTTGGAAAGAGCTATACTTCTAGTGATTATACTATTACAGAAAGTGCAACTGTACACTGCGAGCATATCTCTACAACGAGAGCCGGTGAGGCCATCGCCCTAAGCCAAGGCACACAAGGCTCCAGAGAGATCCCGGGCAGAAATATTGATAGTATTGAGACCGCAGCCGACTCTGGCGAGCGCAGAGGCTCTCTTGACTTCCCTGGGCTGATTTCTGCCGCTTACTAAAGATAATTAAATCTATGCAAAAATGCCGCTCTTTTTGGGCGGCATTTTTGTTTTAGTGGGAAAGTTTTTAAAGAAAAAACGTACAATATCTTTATAAATGGAGTTAAAATATGCCTAAGAGACCCGGAAAAGTATTGAGCAATGAATCAGATAGCGTGAATATCGAAGAAATGGAGAGGTTGGCGCAGAATCTTCCAGATGAAGAAGAAGATTCTTCTGAAAAGATAAGTCTTGCTTCGCTTAAGGACTTGATCTTCTTAGGTAAATTGACGAAAAAAGAAAAGATTAATGGCTTTGTATTCGAGGTATCTACTCTAAGCATAGGCGAGCAAAAGCAGATTATGCAAACGATTATGAAGTCTGGCGAGACTGATAGGCTTCTGGAAATTAAGCCTTTAACTGTATCGTATTCTCTTCGAACAATTAACGGCGTACCTCTTGAGGATCTCAATGAGAATGAGGATCTCTCGGTGGAAGAGAGAAGGCTGGCTGTTGTTCTCAATATGCAGATAGCCCTGGTAGAAAGACTCCACAGAGTCCATGAGAGCCTGATTGAAGGCTCGAATAAAGAGGTCGGGTTAGAAGACATAAAAAAATAGCATCGGAGCCTATGAGTAGGCTCCGATGGAAACTCTGCAAAATTTGGAACTGCAGCTCTGATGATCCGAGATTTCTTGATATAACAGGAGATCAGTGGTCTTGGTACGCTCAAATGTTTTATCAGGATGAAAAAGATCAATACGATTATGACTTGAGCATAACCGAGTATCTTGCTTCGTTCTGGAATGCCGAAGCTGTTAAGAAGATTCGGGACTCAAGAGAATCTATCGAAGATCCCAGGTTTATGGACGATGCTGAGTTTGAGGCTCAGATTCTAAATAGAGCATTCAAGGACGATCATATAGTCCAGGCAATCAAGGATAAATATAAAAATACTAATTTATATGGTAATGAAAGAGCTAAAGACGCTCGAAATGTTCGTCTGCCGAAAAACTTGGCTGGCCTTCTTAATATTGCAAAAGAAAATATAGATTAAATTATGTCCGATACGATCGAAAAGCTAGACGAATATTCTGGCAAAGCAAAGAAGGCTACCGATAGTATAAACGCCGCTGCTGACGCAATAAGTCGCTTATCCAACTTAGGCTCTAGATCACAAGGCAAAGTGGGCGGTATGACGACTGCTTTTGACGATTTAGCGAAATCTGCAATAAACGTTACAAGTGCAATAGGCGGAACCGCAGAGGCTTCCGCCAAGCTGCTTAGCATGAGAGGTTTGGAAGATGTCTTTGCGACTCTAGGCTCTGGAGCAAATATCCTAAAGTTTTCTATGAAAAGCCTTGTAGGCGTATCCAAAGATGTTGCTGAGACTACTTTTAATTTATTTGATGCTCCATCAAGAGATATCAGACGATTTGCCAGTGAAGTCTTTACTCTAAACAAACGATTCGGCGGAACAATAGATCAGGCCTTTGAGTTTTCAGATACACTTAAGGAAGAAACGTTTAGTCAATTTTCTAGAGGCCTTAATTTAACTTTCGATGAAATGATGACCTTTGCCCGGGCAACTGGCAATTCCAACATGTCCCTGGATCAATTGAATAAAACTGTAGAAACTGGAATAGGAAAGACAAATCTGCTAACGGCGGCTATGGCATTATCGAAGGCGACAAGCCTTACGACAACCGAGGGCGTCAATCTTTTGAATATCGCTTTAAACAAACAGGGAAAAGGGGCTCAAGATGCAATTGATATGATGGGCCTTTTCAGCGGAGTGTCGAAAGAGACCGGCTTAAGCGTAGATAGCGTTTCTAGCACCTTAAACGGTGCTGCTGATAGATTCACAAAGCTTGGTATTTCTGCAGATTTTGGCGTCCCTCTTCTGCAGGGGTTCGCGAGAGTGATGACGGATATGGGCCTTGGAATAGAAAACGCAAAAGATCTAACGTCTTCTCTGTCAGGCGCTCTTGTTGATCTGACAACAAATTATGCAAATGCTTATATAATGTTCCAGCGCGGAGGATTGGAGATGAGTGGTAGCGCTGGAGGCGGGGCCTTGGGCGCGTCTATTGGCCTGCAGGCAGAGGTTCTGAAGGCAGACAGAACAGGTGATCAATCTGAGCTTGCAACACAGCTTGCAAAAGGGATGAGAGATACTTTGGCTTCATTTACTGGGGGAGAGATAGTTACGGTAGAGCAGGCTGCTGAGAGCCCGGAGTTACAGACACAATTTTATACTCAGCAACAATTATTACAAAATCAGTTTGGAGTAAGCGATGCAGCTTCAGCAAATAGAGTGTTAGACCTCTTATCTAAGATAGATGAGGCTACTAAGGCTGGAGATCTTACTGCGAAAAGCTCGCTAGAGAAACAGCTAACTCAAGAGAAAGAGGGAAGAGACAAAACTCTGGACGAATGGGAAAAGGCAAATAGGCATCTTGCAGCACAATCGAACTTGCTGGCAATAATAGCTCGCCCAATTTTTATGAAGCAAAGAGACGGAGGCCGAGCTCTTAGGGAAAACGTCTTGGATCCGGCAGTTGCAAAGGCCAAGGAGAGCGCTGAGGCGGGGCTGAATGCATATGGAAAGCTGATGAAAAGACTGCTTGGTGCCGCAGGAATTGGAGCTGACGACGACTTGCCGGATTTAGATGAAAGCCCTTCTCATCCGCAAAATACAGATCTTCCTGAAAAAGATAGAGGCAAAAATCCAAATGCAGATTCTTTAAGCAAAAATACAGATATGGTAGTGATGGCTGCAGAGGCTGCTGCAGCAGCGGCAAGTACTGCAGCAATTAATGAGGCAGGCTTTGTAAATAAAGATGATTTTGTTACAGCATTGGCCGCAGCAATAACACAGAGCCTAAACGATAATCTGTCTATAAACGTTTCTCTTTCAGAGGGAACGAAGGGCCATCTTGAGGTTGCTGCCAGCTTGGGCAAGCAAGTCTCAAGGTAATAACGGGAGGTAAAATGCCAGATCAGCATAGAATAGGAAGGCAAACCATTATATTCTTTCTTCCGTTAGAAATGGAAGCTTTTACAAATGACCAAAGCCCTTACTCTTCTTCCGATAATGGAGAAGTTTTTTGGGATAAAAGACAAATGTATATCAACCCTCAATCTTTTGCCATCAGTGAAAAGAAGCTCGTTAAAGCAGACTTGACGAAAGGAGGATACGTTGTTCAGTATTGGGGAGAAGATCTGCCTACCATTCAGGTCAATGGAACAACAGGCTCTGCAGGAATAGAGGGCATCAATATTCTAAGGTCTATTTATAGACATGAGCAAACACAGTTCAGAAGAGTCTTGATGAAGCGTCAAAGGGCAATGGCAGAGGCTGCAGCTCAAGACGCAAAAGATGCGGCCAATAATTTATTGAAAAGAAAGGAGAATATGGATTATATTATTTCCTACAAAAGAGATAGCGGCCAACGGTTTACGGATCCTGAAACTGTAATGAATGCGGTAGATGACGCCTTTGGAAGCTTCTCAAATGTATCTGACCTATTAACGGGAGGTGCATTTTCTCAAGTTGTAAATGGAGTTTCTAACTCCATAGACTTAATATTCGGATCCAATATTGGATCTAGGCTTGGAGGTCCGGCAGCATTTAAGAGTACCCCTACGCTTGCAGCCTTTGCTACAAATATTGATCTATACTATCAGGGAGAATTTTTCCGAGGATACTTTACAAGCTTTACGACTACAGAGTCGGCTACACAAGCTGGCTTATTTGACTATAATTTTGGATTCACAGTTACAAGAAGAACAGGAAAGAGGACCAACTTTATGCCTTGGCACAGAAATCCACTTAGTCATGACGGAGAGGCAAAAATAAGTATGAGCACCACTGAGGCAAAAGGTCAGGGCGACGGCATCGAAGAGCTGTCTTTTCCTCCTATAAACTCTGGGAATAACATAGGAAGCGGAAGGCTAGCTTCTGATGAAAGAAACTCCGTGGGCCCAACAGGATTTACTTCTTCTAAGTTTGAAGACGCTCCGGAGGCCGAACAGGACCCCAATTCTGTTCCAATAAAAAGAAGAGGCTCTTTTTAGGTCCAGAAAGTAAAATAGCGTTATGGCTTATAAGACATTAAAGGCAAATATATCTCATACTCTGCAGAAGGCCGCTTCTGATATAATGGGAGGCTCTCATCCTGCTTATATAAATTTGGATGATGGAAATCAGCCGTCTTTAACAAACACTGGTGCAGCTATATTTTTTGATCAAGATCATTCTGCGTCAGTAACTCCTGATACAAGAAACATAGTGTCAATGTCTCCAGACGCATCTATCTTGGTTAAGAAGAAGGTCTTTTCCTCATTTGGCAGTATTAATGACACTAGATATATTGACAAAACAGAGAAAATGCTCCTTAGGGCGACTAAGGCTCTTTTTGCATACAAGGTTCAGCAGATCAGGGCGTATGAAAGCCTAACTAAATTTGAAAACTTCTTTTCGAAGAATCAAATGTACAGCTTGAATTTGCTGTCCTCACTTTTAAAAGAAGGGTCTTTTATAGATTTGAGCAAGCTCGGAAAGACTAAGGAGGAGTTTGTCTCAGAAAGACTTAAGGCTTGGCTTGGCCAGGATATGTCTGCCGTATCTTTCGATACTAGCACTCAAAACTTTGAAGATTTTTCGAATGGCAATAGTTCTTCTGCATCATTCGATATTCCCACCAGATCTTTCGTCACAAATGCAGACAACAGAAGAACTATTACGAATGGAGAATATCTGAAAAATATTCCTTCTTCTCAGGCTCGTGCAATTCTAACGAACAAGCGGGCAGAATTTGGAGCAGAGTATGACGGAGTATCTGCAGCTCCATCTGCAGCTGATAGTGCAAACGATGCTTTTCGAGCTTCTCTCAGTTCGAACAGTGGATTGTCAGCGAACTCTTTTGAAGAGCTTTTTGTTGACTTAGGTGACCTTATCTCTTACGGCTCAGCCGCAGAGAATCATGATCAGCTAAATGAAGATATTGCCTCTGTACTGAAAAGGAATGCGTTCTCGACAGATAATCAACTAACTACGTGGATAGTTGATCCAAATAGTCCAGAGAACTATACTCTTGGCCCAGGAACTGGAGTTATCGAGCTTGCTATATTCAATAGTTTTAATACCAATACTAATTATGATTCAAACCCATCAAGTGCGAGTTTTAATCTCGCATATCCATATCGAATTGGAACGATTCTCGAGAAAGATATAGAAGATGCTGTTCAGGAGGCTTTGTACGGCTCTTTGGGAGTTTTGTCGGAACTTCTAAGTGGAGGCCTTGGTGCAGGAGAGGCATCCAGAGACCCCTCTCAACTCGATGCATCTTCCGCAATATCCTCCGCCCTAGAGATTGGCGGCGCGGGGTTTGTAGATGCGTCACTTGACACCGATTATATAAGAGAGAGGCTCAGAACTTTTTATCTGGGCAAAAATTTCATTAATGCATCAGACCCAGTTCATTTTTACATAAGAGGAAATCGCACGTTCTCTGACTTTACAGATTCTGGCTCGGTCTATCCCGAAGAGGCCAGCGAATCTCCATTTGACAAAGAGTATCTAACTATAGATGATTCCATCTTAAGGGCGGAGTACATTCTGTATACAAACCAGAAGATGAGCATAGAGCAGTATCGAGATCTTAGGCGGAGACAGGATAATTCTTTTGGAATGGTTCACGTTTTTGGCGGATTTATAACGTCTATAACAGAAAATTACTCTGGAGGTTTTCACAATCTGAGCGTATCTTGTACGGATAATATGTCTTGGCTAAAATGGAGTCAATTTGCGGTTCAGCCAGCACTAAGCGATCCAAAGGGAATTCTGGAAGATCCTCTAACTCCATATGATTTCTCCCGAGATGAGCAGGGAGTTGTAATTCCCGGAACAAGAGAGCTTTTGTATGAAAACAAACAGCTTTTGCAGACCGGCCTGCTAAGTTACGACTCTGGGCTATTTGCGGGCCAAAATGCTTCGGAAGGAAACTTGCTACAGGGGCAATATAACGGAATAGGATCTCTGCGTGGCAAGAAGGTGATGCAACATCCGAGTGGATTTATTTACAGATGGAAGACTGGAATCATAACAGCTACTGCAGGGTTCCAGGCGGCAGACTCTACAGGAGAGTTACAAGATAATATTTATTCTAGTCAACGCTATCAGGTAACTGTTACAAATAACGTTTTGAACAACTTAGATATACCAAATATTTTAAGCATTCTGATCGTAGGCCAGCCTTATAACATAGAGAGCTTTATAGAGCAGGCGTTGGCTGCTCATAATAAGCTAGATAAGTCCACAAGGCTCAATCCGTTAGACCCGCTAACAGGTGTTTTGGATACGGTTAGAAAGCAAAATAACTATTATGGCAATTTTCAGCCTTACAGAATGCTGACTATGAACTCTGCTTCAACAGAACAAATGCTAAATAATGCTAGCCGCAGAGATGTAGCAAACAATAACATAAAAAGCTTGCAAGCCAGAAAGAAGCTTCTTAGAAGAAAGATTTCAGATATAGAAAAAAGCTCTGGGCCGACCCTCCAGGGCGGGATCTTTGCGTCCACTCTTTCTTCGGAAATACAGGCAATAGATGAAGCCATTAGAGAACAGATTAAGATTGGCACGACATCTACAAACGCTCTAACTTCTGAGGAGCAAATCGGCATCCAGATAAGCCTATCTGGTGCCGCAAACTTGCCGATATCAGGAGATCAAGAAGAGAATAACGATGTAACTAGAGCCATGATGTTAGTGGGAGCTCAAAGGAAGATCGAAGATGTAAGGCTAAATAGAGACAGGAATCTCTTTATGGTCTCTGATCAGTATGACTCTGCAGACATCCGTCCATTCATCTTAAGTCTAAATCGTAGTGGATGGAAGCTGTTTGATGGTCTCTTCAAAGATTCTTGGCAGCTATGTAATGAGGCGTCTAATTATTTAGACTTAGAATTCTTTTGCAATTCTCAGGGACATTTGGAATTTAGGCCTCCGCTCTGGAACAGAGTGCCTCTCAGCATTCTAAGGGAGGCTATAAGAAGACAAACTAATGAGAATAAGAATATTATTCCTCGATTTGTAACTGATCTATTTCAAACAAGAATCGAGGGAATCTATCTTCAGGTTCATGCTCTAAACATAAAGATTGCTTTAATTGCCCTTTTGCTAGGGAAGTATCCAGATAGAAATCTGATTCCAAACATGAGCTTTGGAGGCGCTTCCTCTCTTCCTTTCTTTGGGGTTCATATACATAAAGATAATAGCTCCTATTACAACGAGCCAGGGCCAAACGAATTCAAAGGAGGATCATCTGACGTAAAGAATCTTTCTCTCTTTAAGACAAATCATCCAATTAGCACTAGAAGGCCCGGGGATAATGGCCTGGACTTATCTGCCAGCTTTCAGCAGAAGGGCGATGTCTTAGGAGGAAATACGGACAAGCTCCTGGGAACATTTGATCCCATCGTTCAGGAGCAGATGAGTTTGGTAAATGACTCCCAAACTCAAGTTGGGGGCAATTCTGGATATCCGGCTGTTCATTTTTCGGCATCTGATTTAAATAATATTAGAAATTCATTTAAAAAACAATTCGGAAGAGATCCAGCCTCAGGCCTTATCGGCTCAGGAGATTCTTTCGATGATAAGCACTTCTCTTATTTTACAAATGTCACCTCTGAGGAGGGCGATCCATTCTTTTCTGAAGAGGATTTGCTAGGAAAGCTGAAGCAGGCCATCTCCAACAGGGACTCATTTGTTTCTATGCTTCAGGCAAACTTAGTCAAGCAAAAAGAATTGAGCGAAATAGAAACATTCCTGCAAACTGGAGAAGGCTCTGACATAGAGCTGGATATTAACGATAAGGTTGTAGATTTTCTGGAAAAAAGCGCAAATGCACTCCAGACTGGATCGGATATTTTAACCGGGAAAATGTCTGAGGGCGCTGTATATGATCACTTGATTGAAGATGACACCAGAAATCTTTTAGGATATGGCTCCGGAAAAAGATTCATTCTAAAAGATGAGTTTATAATAAGTTCAACTTTTTCCGAAAACCCTCCTGAGTTTACTAGGCTTGATATAAGTGGTAATGCTCCACTTATTGGAGACGGATTAAACAGAGGCTTTGAAGGGCTATACTTTTGGGCTGGAGCTACAGACTTCGATTTATGGAGACAGTATGGATATAAACCTGCCAAACAATCTATTCCTTTTATAAGCGATACAGAAGGACAGGCAAAACCCTATGCGATATTAAAGCTTGGAATGCAAAAGTTTGCCGTAAATATGGGGTCTGTTACTATTTCTGGAAATGAGTTCTATCAGCCCGGAGATACCGTCTTCATTCCAAGCAAAGGGCTTCTCTATTACGTAAAGAGTGTCTCTCATACTTTCAGCTTTGGAAGCTCTTATACGACAAAGCTAGACTTAGAATACGGCCATCCGGCTGGAGACTATATTCCTGGCCCATTGGATATTATTGGTCAACAAATGGTCTCTAATTTCATTGAGGATCCATCCTTGATATACAGATCGAGTGAGACTGATGATAATTATCGTCCATTGAGCCCAGACTCTGCGATAGTCTTTCCGTCTAGCGCTGTAAAGCCCGCCAAATTATTGGCATTTAATGATAACCAAATAAGATTTACAAATATGATGCTGGATTTAATGGGCGGCTTGTCTGGAGACAGATACGTTCTGATTAGAGGGTTTGCTCTTAACGAAGATGATGAAAGCGGGATCGAAGAGGCTAAAAAGAAGATGGCAGCCATAAGGTCTCTGCTAGAATCTCCGTCTCAAGTTGCCCAAAGCAATCCATTTTCTGGAGGAGATGATCTGATTCCGGAAACGAGATCACTGAAGCCTATGCGTCTACCTAATAGCATTCCTGTTTCAAAAATACCTGCAAAGAAGATTATTGAGCAAGTCTCCTTCTTTAAGAAGACAGACGAAAATTCAGTTGGACAGATTCAATGTTTGGACAGGACCCTCTTGGCCGCAATTAAGCACGATGAACAATTAGATGGCTTGTCTGAAGAGCAGATAACAGGAATTTTTCCAAAGGGAGGGCCAAGTCAAGGAGGATGGGCTGACATTCGAGAAGAAGTAACTGCCTTTAGCTTTACAAAAGAATACAAGGCCAGCATAGTAGAAGTCGGGATTATAAATATTCCCTCTGGAATGTTGGATAGGAAAGTCGTGTAAGTATGTCGATTTCCCCAGAAGAAGTAGAGGGTCAGCTTTCAAGCTTTAAGGTATTTGAGGCTCTTATCAAGGATATAGACTTGGTAACTGGTGACCTTATAATAAGTACAGATCCAACTGACAACGATGATCCTTATGTTATTCCTCCAGTTTATTACGGAGGAGTTGGCGACGCAGGCATTTATCAGCATCCGGAAATTGGGGATACAGTTATATGCACAAGAGTATACCCTGGCGGGAAAGGCATTGTGCAGGCGATTAGAATTGTCCCCAAAACAGATAGGGGGAGCGAAGCCGGAGGAACGCCATCTGAGAATGCTCTCGCCGGAAGGTCTGAGTATCCCATAAAGAACATGAAATCTGGAGAGGTAAAGGTCTTTGGAGGCGGTGGCTCTGAGTTATATCTCTCTGGGTCTGGAGGAGCTGGAACGGGAATCTTCCTGGGGAATGAGCTTAGCAATGGAATCTTTATTGAAAAAACAAATTCCACTAAAACAAACCTTTCTGTCGTTTCAGACTCTGTCCAGATGGTTAGTTCTGCACATAGAATCTCTTCGAGAGAAGTCGTTAGAATTCCAAGCGGCTTTACCCAAAAGAGCGGAGTTGCAGATGTAGGAAATGATCTTTTAACTTATAATTTAGACTACGGAATTACAAGAGGTATTTTCCCCGGATTTAAGGCAGCCCCCGTAAGCTTGTTCGGAGGAAAAAGAAATCCTGCGCTATCTGAGTATAGGCTTGTTGTAAATGAGATATCTGAGGCAGACTATTTTAGAGGGTGGGACCAAGAGGCTTCTCTGGTAAGGACTAATAGTACTTCTAAATTTTCAACAAAAAAAGAAGTAAGAGCCATTTCTCAAGAAAATGCCCTACACCTTGCTCCGCATCAGCTTGTTGAAGTAATTGCAGGAAACGTTGTAAATTCAAGAGGAGAGGTGCTTGATTCAAATTATGGCAGAGTATCGATAGGAGATTCCCTGGGTCATCCTTCTGGCACAGATCTCATCTTAGGATACGAAGAAGGGAGACTAAAGTCCAGAAGAGGCATCGGTTATCACTTTCAGGTTTCTACGAATAGCTTGTCAAGCAAGACTTCGAATAGCAGAGACAACTTCGTTTTGTCCATTGATAAAGAGGGGGCTTTGAAGGCAAATATTCCAGCTACATCAAATACTGGAAATATTCCTTATCCTAATTTCGCAGAATTTTATTCTGAAAAAACAGATAAAATTGAAACCACATATGGCTTTAGAAAAAAGGAAAAGATTCCGATTACATTGCGAGATGCAGAGAGCGGAGTGTTGTTTCCAGCTAGTTCTGCAGTGGACGCCATTCAGGAGGAGGAAAGCGGAGCTACTCGTTTTACCGGAATTAGGTATTCGAATGATGACAATTATTTCGAAGGCCTTGGATCTGAGACTGCTGCAGACTCAGAGAGTATTCGAGTAAATCCAACTAAACATCACAATATATATGCTGCAGCAGAAATGCTTATTGCGAATACAATAAATAACGTTTTGATTCCATTTCAAAATGCAAAATGCACAGGCTATATTCCCGGCAATTCGATCAATAAATCTTTTGAGAGAGCATCGGAAACTTTTGGATTAGACGGAGAAGATTCAGCACAAGTTAATTATATGGCGGCAGTGAGTGTTTATCCCGGCCCTCCCGCTATAGACCCCGGAGGAGGCGTGCTTGTCGCGGGACAAGATTTCACACAGGAGTTTAATGAAAATGAAGACAGAGTTAATATTCAGTATTCTAATTCATTTGCTGTAAGTAAAAGTGAGCAGGGCGATTTAATCTCTACGAATATCGACAAGTCAAAAGAGGCCAGAAAAGCTCCGGGTGGCAAGAGCGCCAATCTAAACTTCGAAGGATCGATAGAAGCATCTGTGGGGTCAGATAATAACGATCAAAAAAGCATTATATTAGATGCAGCAGGCAGTATGATCGCATGGTTTGGCAAAGATAAAAACAATAGAAGCTTAGTCGTACAGACTGATGGTGATACGTTGTTTAATATCGGAGGAACTAATGGCGATCAATTTAATGAAGGAAGATTCGAATTAAGGGTAAATGTTAATCATAAAGGGTTCCTCGGAGAAGAGGTCGATAGCGTAAATGCTTCTGATTATATCATATCTATAAGCAAGAATGGCTTGGTTATTGCAGGAATGAATCCCGGAAGCCCTATGGTGATTAGAAATGATGGAGATATTGCGCTAGAAAGCACGTCTAAGCTAATTCTTGCGGGACAAAGCGTTGAAGTTAGAGAGGGGAATAGGCCTCCGAGAAAAACTTATAAGGATCCTGTATCTACGGATACACCAGATGCCACGATTGAGGGAGTTCCGGACCAAATCAAATGCCTGCTGGATTCTGTTGGTGAGTAAATATATTATTACAAGTAATATAAGCTTAGGATTATAATGGCTAGTTCTTCAAAAATTTTATTAGATTTAATCGGCCCAATATCTCAGTCTGAAGACTTTTCTAAAATAAGCATAAATTGCTCAGAAGAAGATGAGTTTGTAAGTAGCGCTGGATTGGAAGGCGCTAAATATGAGGTATTATTTCCGAAAGCTTCTTCCGAAGAAGATGTAGTGCCTCTTATCGGTGGAGCCATTATGAAGCTATCGCTCGGAAACGAGCTAAAGCCTCTTGGTCCGCTGAAGTCAAGCAGATATGATGCACCAGTTAAGGCTCTGGAGAAATATATTTCTTCGACCGGAATTGGCTCAGTAAAAGCTGGCAGTGGAGAGCAGAGGCTTTCTGTCTTAACTGCCGCTAGAGTTGCAATAAACAAAGCTCTTCAAAATATGCCCAACATAACGACCGGGCTTAATTCTAATCAGATCCCAACTGTTTATCTTAGCAGCCTAAGGGGCTCTTATAGTGGTGTTTCTGATGTAAATAATTCTATTTCAGAAAGTGGAAAGTCTCGCCTCTCTTCTATGTCCAAAATTGGTGGATTAAAGTTTATTCCATTTGATAAAGTTAAGACCATATTAGAGGCTCTCACTTTTGATCCTGAAGATTTTGAAAATGAAGATTATGGTCTAAGCAATTACGTTGGATTATCTGGCAAAACGTTTAGGGAACTAAGAATACAGAGTAAGAGTCAGGAGCTAAGCTCTAATCCTGATGAAATTGCTCAAATTCTGTTAGATTTATTCCCTATTTTTCATATTGAAGAAAAATTCCTAGAAGGAAAAAGATCGAAGGATATTGTCGGTTATTGCACTGCAATAGACAACGATATATACATAAAAACTCCAGATATATCCGGAAGAAATAGCTCTGGCATTACAAACTTAGAAGTTGAAGACGAAGAAGACTCCTTGTTCTTTTGCTTAGAGCTGGCAAACAAGCAGACTAAGGACTATAAGGCGCTAGCGTTTGAGTATGCCGCTCCTCCTGATATTAAAATAGAAGACGGAGAAAAAGGCTACCCTCTAAACAAGGCTCCTGTTTCTATCTCTATTTTTGCCGATGGACATGATTCTTCTTTTAAGTATTTTCTATCCCCAATCATTTCCCCCAAGCAAAGTCCTTCTCTTCCAAAAGAATTCGTAAAGATTTCGGGCGCAGTAGAAATGTTCACTGCCCCAGTTATATCTCTTCCATATTTCGACCCAGAAAATAAGGATCTAAAGCCTATCATTAGCTTTGATGATAGCGAGCACGGAACAAGCGTAGAGAGCATCTTTAGCGACCTAAGTGCATATCTACTGTCTTCTGGATCACCTATCATTACAAATCCTTCTTCTTATTACGCTCAGAAGTCTCTTGGATTACCGTTGTCTGTATCTTTGAATGCAATTGGGGTGCCGAATATTACAAGTTTGTTAGGAGAGCTAAATAGGCCTGATATGCTAATGGGTTCCAGGGACTTTTCGAAAGAGACTTACATTAAGAATGATAGAAAGTGGTTTAATCAAAAGATCTGCTCAGCAAAAAGCCTTATGGTGTCTGTCTGTCCAAATATTCTTACCGATATAAGCCAAGTTCCCGCTAACTGGATCCGCCTTGAGCCTAAGGCTTCAGGCGAATATATCGATTTAAGCGTTCCCTATGATCATGACGGATTGAGCAAGAGAGGCTTGAGCGGATATAGCCCAAGCGTGACGCATCAGTTCGCCCTCTATGCCATGGACGAATATGGGCAGATAGTTCGCGTGCCTGGGGAGAATATCTCAATTTCTCCTCAGGTCAGCATAATAGAGGGCGTTACTCCAGACGGGTTCGCTGGCGGCTTGCTATTGGGCTCGGATGTCACAAGCATGACCCTATCCCTTGATAGGGAGGTCACAGATGCTTCTGTTAGAATATTTTCTGATCTAAATACATCTGAGGAAATAAATGTTAGCGATATAGCAATAAGCTCTCAAGGTTCAGGCATAATTATCTCTTCTTCTGAACCGCTAGTTGAATCTTTGTTTGAAAATAAAACTGGGATTTATTATATCCAAGTAGTTTCGGAAGATGGGTCAGCTAGCGATAATCTTGGGCCAATAGCAATTTTTCCTGACTTTACAGATCTCCCCGCAAGACCTGAGGACAAGATCGAATTTAAAGTTCTAGATGGACTGACAGCGCCGCGATTTGGGAAAGAAATAGACTCAATTCCATTGCTAATGGACGGAGAGGCAAGCGCAGAGATTATATTAAAATACAGCAGACCTGTATTCAGAGAGGGTCTGCCTCTATATGGATATATCGGAATACTAAATGATTCTGAAAGAAATAATCTCTCCATTTTAAAAGAGGACATCGGCTGGACAGCAGATAACCCCTCCTCCTCTCCTCTGGCTTTGACAACCCTATCGAGTACGCCCCTTATTGTTCCGACAAAAATGGAGTATGTGTTTGGAACCGATGATTTTTCTAGGATCAACAACCATAAGGTAAAGCTTAAGTTTCCAGGGCCTGGAGCAAAGCTCAACATAAGCAGGTTTAATGAATTGGTTGGAGAGGATCGAGGAGAGGGAGATCTAGAATTTCTAGAATACCCCAGAGCTTATATTATTCTTTCTAACAAACGAATTCACGACAAGATCTCTCTTGGGGCTTCTGATTTTGCTATGATTCCGATTGGTTCAACTGGCAAAAATGGAGAGAAGCCTGCTTTTATAAACCCTCCCTATGTAAACGCTTTGGCAATGAAGCTGTCAAACGTAGGAATAGGCAATAGTAAATCATTTTCAAATGTTACTAGGTCTTCTCTTGAGCCGTATCGAGATTATATAAGCGGAATAAATATTGATGAGCTTGAAGATGAAAGCGAACTAAGAACAAACAATAAGATCGCCAGATTATCAGTCCTTTTCGAAGGGTATAGTGACGAGCCCAGAATATCCAGATCTTACAAAGTTTCTATAGGATCTGGGGCTAACGTAAAGAAGATACGAGGCAAAAGACTTGGCCTTATTAGGGGCGAAAAAAATAAGCTCATTGCAAACTATATAGACATAAGAGGGGTGAGCGATACAGGCTTTCTTGATATTATTGTAACAAAGAAGGATAGACGCTTTAATGTTACCTATGATTCCGTTGTTCGAAAGAGGCTTACTGTTGATTTTGAAGATACAGAGGAAGATTCTGAAATAATAGACGAATCCATCGTTAAGTCGAGACTCTTCTCTTCTGAAGATAATATTTTGGCGAAAGAAGCGAATAAGCTTATTCCTAAGATTATTGAAAAAGATGATGGGACTAATCGATTCGTTCCATTTCCAAATATTTTTCCGGCTAGTTTAAATCTTTCTCCAATCCCTTTAAGAACAGGTTCATACATTGGGAACGATGACGCTTCTAACGTAAATTCTTATCTAAACTTTCCAAATCCAATAAAGATATTTCCAAGTGTAGATTTAGTCTTTGGAGCAGAAGAGCCTAAGATAGAAGGTGGCGAAGAAAAGATAGCTTACGGAATGCTTCTCTCAGATATAACAATAGGTCCCGAAAGAGATAAGGCATTTGGAGAGATTGTAAAAATAAATACAAGTGGCTCTTCAGAGGTTCTCTTGTCGCTATCTGATGTAAGCGCTGGAATAGAAAGGATAAGAGAGCAGGGAAGCGCTCAGCTGAAGGACTTAAATGCAGAGAAGGAAGCCCTTAAGGCAAGTAAGGATGACCCGGAGGGTCTTCTTTCTGATGAGAAGATTCAGGAGATTGACGGAAAGATTCAGGCTATCGAAGAGAAAGAAGCAGCATATAATTCTGCGTTAACAGCAGCCGACGCTGCCGTGCCCGGAACGTCTGAGGTATCCGCAGACGACAGCGCAGCCTCTACGTTGGCCGCTGGAGCCGCAGGCGCTGCGGAGGCCACAGGAGCCGTCGTAGGGGCCGCAAACGATGCCCTAGGATTGCTTGAGGACGGACTTGCGCTGATCCAGACGTTGACTGACAAGCTATCAAGCTTAACCGGGCTCGCAGGACAGATAAGCGAAGGATTAGAGCAAAGCGCTTCTGCTATGGGGCCGAGAGAAAGCGACTTTAGTCGAGTTAATATTAAGAATATTTTTATAGACAAAGAATCATCTATTCCAACTTCGTTTATCGACATGAGCGACGATGCTACGAAGGCAAAGCTTGTTTTGGATTTCCGCTTTGGGCAAACATCTGCAATTAAATTTAATGTTCCAGAGATAATTAGGATTATTGGAGATGGTGGCGATGAATATGTTCCAGACCATTTAGCCGGAGGAAGTGGGGATAAGCCCTTCTCTAAATTCGTATTAAAATCAGGACAAGTATTCTACATAGTAGCAGAGGGGGCTACCAGAAATACAAAGATAGAGCTGGGCGGAAGGCGTATCAAGATCCTTGAGATTACTCCAGAAAGTATATATCTAAAGTTTAAAGTTAAGGCCCCGAATTTGTCAAAAACCTCTGCCTTTGGTGGGGATGACTGCATTACATTGGCGTTAACAAACTCTAGCGAGAAGCACATACAGGTTGCCCGCCAAATAGGTAACGATATTGCAATAGATTTAGATAAGAAGATTGGAGACAGCATTGATGGAGGGTCAAGAAACAAGCGCGGCTTACCAACGGATTTAAAGGAGAAGCTGTCTGATAGGCCGCTGAAGTTTACGTCTGTAATCTTAGACAAGGCGAATGTTCCTAAGGAGTTCATTCAAAGCTTTTGCGATATGTCGTTTCACTTAACTGGAGAGTTGGCTCTGCAGTTAAGAAATTTCAAGGTCTTGCTTGTTCCGATTAAAGTTATATTCTGCATCATAGACGTTATCTGTGCTCTGCTTAATCCGATAGCTCTTGTTTTCGCCATAATCAGATTATTCTTGTGCTTGTATGATTTGATTCTATTGCTTCCGCAACTATCAGTCCCGGCAATGTTATTGGCGCTCGTTCTTCACGTTATCGAATTGCTTCTTTGCATCATCCTGAAGGTCTTGAGTACTGTTAACGCAATTAATGAAATATCCACTGCAATTAAAAACGCAGTAGAGCAGAGGAACTACCCTGCTATAATAGCTCTTGAGGAAACGATTAGTGAGCATCTTGCGAGCCTAGAGGCCGATCTTACTGTTTTGGATCCAATTCTTAATATCCTGGCCTTATTCTTAGAGCTACTAAGTTTAACCTTCGCATTCCCATGTCAGATTAAAACAGACGCCGATGAAGAGGCCTGTATAGATCCATCTCAATTGGCCGGATTAATCATGAGCAAGGTTGTTCCGGCCGGAAGAATAGTTCCGGATGCGCTTCTTCCTATGGCTCAAACGTACACTACTCTTCCGGTTGATGACGTAGGTTCGGCAGGGAATACCCCTCCAGCAATTTTTGATCTTGGAAGTATCTTATCGGAAGTATCAGAGCAAGGTTCCGGTGTTGAAATTGTATCTGACAATACCGGATTTGGCGGAAGGCCTTTGCCCGGGATAAGGAGCAGTCTGACGGGAGACAATATTTTAATTGAAGAGGGAGGCTTTTTCGAGGGAGACTTAGATGGAAACGGAGAGCATGATAACGTTAATTACCAAAGCCTAAGGTTTAATGGAGGAGACTTTGAGGGAACTTTTGGACTTTCATTTTCAAGATCAATAAAGGAGTTCGCAATCTTCACAGGACCTGACCCGAGAATGGTTTGGTTTGAATTTAATGAGAGTGGGAAAACTGCTCCACATGCCTTTATTCCATTTTTCGCTCCATTTTTCGACAAAAAGACTATAGATAATTTACAAACATTGGATTCTCCTCCTAGCTTTTTGAAGCCAGACGGCAACTCTCTGAAGATAGCAGGAGATATGGATGACATAGGCTTTGTCTCTCCAATTGATGGGGCGTCCGACAAAGATGCAACTGGAGGATTCTTTTTAGAACGAGGGGCCGATTTAAATGGAGCTAGAACCTACCAGCCTAAGCCGCTAACTGTAACATTTGAACTTCAAGAGCCTGGAGTAAACCCTGATACTTTATCTGCCGAATTTACTCCGGTTGAAGTGACCAAGACATTCGGATCAATCCCAATGATCGCCTTGATAGATGACGAGTTTAATATCTATTTTGTCGAAGCGCCCGGTACTGGTCAGGGGGGAATTATAGTTGAGGATGTGAACGGAGTTCCTGCAATAACTGCTATTCACGCCAAAATGATGAACTTTCCAACTGCGCCCAAGAAAGCCTTTACGGTAGAGGGCCGAGAAATATACCTGTCATTTGCAGAGCTGAATCCCGATCCCGCCTCAACCCAGGCTGCCTCTCTTGAGGCTCTTGAGAATGATCATGAAATTAATGCTGGAGAGATACTAATTTGGCAGCAAGCCAATTATAATGCAATTGCAGGCAGTGCTGATCAGCCTTTCGAATTTTTTGCAGATGGAACTGCTGTAGGTGACTACGATTATGTTGGAGGTTCACCAGCGGACATTGACGCCATAACAAGGGCTGCCAATACGATTAATGTCTTTGACTTCCCCAGGCTTTATGTGGTGGATATGCGTCAGTTATCTGGAGATATTGCAGCAGCATGTGGTGCGTCTGGCCCAACGGAACTTCTTCTCGATCTTCCTGGCTTTACAGAGCCTGACAAGATAGAGGATAGCATCGGAACCCTTACAGATTGTCTTGAGGCCTTTTTAAGCTTCTTTCATAGTGAAGAAGAGGACTCCGAGGGAATTCCAATTGGGATAATTCCAAAGATAAGGAATTCGTTAGAACTCGGAAAGATTCCCAGTCAGATTTCCGTTCAAGATGTAGTTGCTCAGTACAACACACTTAAAGAATGTTATGAAGATGAGGTAGACAATATTTGCGGATTTGTAATAAATCCATTGAATACTTCTTTTAAGATTGAGAATGATGATGATGAAACTGCTCTTGCAGAATTTGTGAACCCAGAGCAGGAGGATCTTGCAACACTAGCTGGTTTCGATATAGTTGATGAGCTAGAGTTCGATGAAGAGCTTGCAGGGTTTCCTCAAATAACAGGGGCTATGGAGTATGCTTCCGGAATAGGTGATTCGGCAACAGTAGCGGTAGGGAGTAAGGCCATCGTCAAGATAATTCCAAGAGATTGTTATGATGAAGTTTTGGCTCCAGCGCTTGACCTCACAGACTCTATCAAAATTGACTTTCTAAAGGATGAGACGGGAGGGGCAGAGCTAGTCGCTGCAACTTCCGAAGATTCTTCTGTTATTTTCGAAAAAGAAGGTGGAGAGTATACCTTCGCGGTTACTGCTCCTGCAGCAGGAAAAGTTCAAATAAGAGCCACAATATGCTCAACCGTTGTCCAGGCGGTTACCGACCGAGGAATAGTGGATCCAAGAGTGGAGGCTGCAGAGGTAGAGGTTGATTGTGTGGATGATTCTACAATTACTGTCGCAGAAGCAAGTGAGGAATTTGCCCCCGGAGCTTTATCGAAAGTCGACAGAATCTTAACAGTTCTCTTTGTCCCGGCAGTAAGCACTTCTGGAGTCGGCTATGGAGATGAGGACAGAGAAAATAGCGCGAAGTCATCTAAGCCATCGCCTCAAACATTCGGAACGAAATTAGAGAATTAAAATGGCAGATATTCTAAATACGATAGGAGAACTTATTGGGCTGGCATCTTCGACCGGAAATGTGAGCGAAGAGACATTTCTTGGAACTGCATTGCAAGAAGCAATTGGGGCTTTAGAGGGAAGATATAATGTAGATCCGTTTCTGCATGAGTCCAAGGGCGATGAATACGAGAAGATGTTTTCAGAGATAGGCGAAAACTTTGGAACATTATTTGCAGAGCTGAATAAAATTAGATCATCATTTTTGCCCTTTGAATTAGCGAAAGAAGTTCCGACTGTAGAAGGAGAGAATCTTAACTTCAATGAGATTGTAAATTCAGAGTCGGTCTTAGAATCATATGAGAATGCTTTCTTCAGGATGCTGGGAATGCCGTCCTCGGCAAATATTCAGGATAACGTTCGACTTACTTATGTAACTGCTAGCGGCGCGAAGAAAAAGACCGGGTTAAACAAAGAGCAGTATACTGCCGGAAGGCTTGATGTAAGGCAGCTTGGAAAGAATAGTCGTCCAGAAGTTCTTGGAGATGAGATATATAGCCTTAGCAAGGCTAGCGATCCGTTTTCCAAGCTGTCCGATTTGGGCCTACAGCAACTTGACTTGTTAAGAGAAATTCTTTTGGATCTAAAAAATCTAAAAAATATAAAGAATAAAGCGACAAAAGATGCAGGAGAGCTTTCAAGAGGAATATATACAAAAACGGTAGAAGCGACAAAGGAAGAGTCTGATTTGACAGAGCGGAGCAAAGAGAGCCTTAAGTCGTGGACTGAGCACTTTGGGGAAGGCTCGACTCTTTCTGAAGATGAAGTAAATGAGCTTGCAGTGCCGATGATCTTAAGGAATATATTTATCGAGACTCTAAGGCTTTTGGAGCCAACTATTCGCGTACCTGCAGAGATTATTTCCGAAATAATCTTTGACAGCGAAGTTTTGGGGAAAAAAGACATTAGCGTTAGAAGGCTTGACTTATCCGAGAATTTTTGGAAATATCACTATTTACTCTTTCCGCCTATACAAGATGAGAGAATTGAAAAATGCATCAATGAAAGCGAGAAGATAGTCGCTGAACCTTTTCTGCCTAAAGCACTAAGGGTTATAAATAGTAAGAAGATGAAGCCTACTCTGTTGGAAGCCGTTATAAGAATAAGGTTAGACGTAATCTCTGGAACACATGTAACTTATCCGCGAAATGGATCTCAGGCCCCTACTTCGATTGGCCTTGCGTCTAAGAGCATGACCTATGAGGGTACGAGAGATCAGCTCGGTCTGTTAGAAGCCTTGTTGATTACTAGATTATTCTCTTCTTTATATGGAATGGCCCTTGACATTAAGAGCAAAGTTAAGTCTATGCATGTTGTGCAGGTCAAAACTGGAAGAAAGACTAAAGACGAAAAGAAGAGTGATGCTCAGGCCAACGCTCACGTCGATGGTAACGTAAAAAGTGAAGAGCAAAGACAATTTGAATTGATCAAAACTATTGAAGACTCAATTTTTTTGCTATTAGGTGAAAATGCTTCTCCAGAAGTTTTGGACTTACAAGCTGGCACGGTAAGATCCTCGGCTATAAAGGAAGCACATCTTATGAGCGCTGTTTTGGCGGCAATAGACGTTCCTAGGCGATGGGCTGTTTCTAAAATAGACAATATAAACTCAAGGAACATTAGGGCTGCAGATAAGGCGGATAAGGCTAGAGAAGGCATTGGCAGCAAGCTGGGGGTTTCTAAGGGCATTGGGTCTATAGATGTTTTGGTTTTTATAATAGCCTTTTTCTCTGTCCCTGTTGACGTTCTGATCTCGTTATTAAACCAGCAGCAATTTGCCTATATGAAGTCGGAATTTCCCAAAGGGTTTTTCGACGGCTTCCAGCTAGAGCTGAACATGGGAGACGCCGTTCAAAAGATTTCCGACGCCGCATTTGACGGATATGAGCTAGTAAGGTTTATCATTTCCAGTGAGGGCGTGGAGCTATTTGTCTATAACGATTAGAGCCTCCTTCTGAGCCTTGCTTTCGTGACATTTCTATTATTTTTATAACAAAATAGGGAGTCTAAGTAGATAATATGTCTTTTGATCTAAGAATAGAAAATGGAGATTTGAAAATAAATGCTGATGGCACGTTATCTACCGTAGCTGGCAACTCGAAGCTGAGGCAAGATATTTTAAAAATCTTGCTTACAAGTTTGGGTGATAATAAATTTCATCCGAAATATGGAAGCCACGTTGGAAAGCTCCAGATAGGAAGCTATGTTGACGAGAGGATTATATCTTTAGATATAGAGTCATCTGCAAGAACTGCACTCAGAAATTTAATGTCTCTTCAGCGGTCACAGTCTAGAAGACAATCGCTATCTCCTGGAGAAACTATTGTAGATATCTTGGGCTTAGAAGTTACGAGAGACAAAGCTGATCCGAGATTGTATAACATATTTATTTCAGTAGCAACTCAATCATTAGATAAGATAGAAAGCTCTATAACAGTAAGAATAGCTTAGGGGAAAAGATGGCTACGTTTAGATCATTTAGCGAAATAGTATCTACAATGCTGCAGAGGTTAAGGCTCTCTCAGCCGAGCCTAGATACAAAGCCCGGTTCTGTCTCTAGAGATCTCTTCGTAGATCTTCCTGCAGATGAGCTGTCAAGGCTATATTCTGCTCTAAACCTAGTCTCAGAGAAACAATCCCTAGCGTCCTCCATAGGAAGAGATTTGGAGCGCTTAGGAGCTAACTTCGGAGTCTTCAAAAACTCTGGAACATTGGCTAGCGGAATTCTTATTTTTGCAACCAACAGTCTTACCTCAGATATCTCCATCCCTAGCGGAACTACAGGGACTTCAAGAGGGGGAATCAGCTTTCGAACAGTAGGTAATTATGTAATGTCTTCGGCGGATAAAAATCGCTTGGCAGCGAATGCCTCAAGGCTCAGAAAGTCACTGAACATTGCAGGGCTTAATAGCGCTTACGCCATAGAGGTTCCAATAAGAGCCATTAGGCCTGGGTCGGCAGGTAACGTGGGTTCGCTACAAATAATAAACTCTAACCTTCAAGGTGCTGCCTCAGTCGTGAATTTAACTCCGACTACTGGCGGAACAAACCAAGAGAGCGATGACTCTTTTCGTGCCAGAATTTTAGCCATATTCAGCGGAGCAAACACGGGAACTTCTGCTGGGTACAGAAACTCAGTATTAGGAGTTTCTGGCGTCCTAGATGCGCTAGTCGTTGAACCCGGTAACTCTCTTATGCTTAGAGACGGTACGGAATCAATAGAGCTTGATGACGGGACTAGTAGAATTTTAAGCTCAGGAACAGGCGGAAAGGTAGACATATATATATTGGGAAGAAAGATAGAGGCTATTTCTGAATCATATGTATTCACAGACCTATCTGGCTCTGGGAATATTTTCGATGAAAGAAACGACTATATACTAGGCCAGTCAAATCAAGACCTCACTAGGACTTCAGAGGAAAGGCGAGTCCAGGCTTTCAAAGAAGGCCTTTTGCCAGCGCAACCCGTAGATTCCATGGTCTCTGTAGTTGGAAGTTCCTCTGGAGCTTTGACCGAAGCATTTTTGGATCAAAATGGAGTTAAGCGCGGAAACTTTGAGCTTCAAAAAGATCTTAATCCAGAAACGGGAGGAAGCCCGTTTGGCTTTGATAAGATTCACTTTATTTCAAATAAAAAAGAAGTAGAAGCAGAGCCTGTAGCGAAAGGAGAGTCTTATGGATTAGACTCATTGGAGTTTTCAGATCTCGAAAGTCTTAGCGGAGTATATGTAGACTCTAACGAAACATCTGAAAATTCAGACGTAAGTACTGCCGGATCAGAATTTATTAAATTGCGCCAAACACCTATCGTCAGAGTCTCTAGGGTCCAAAATAAGACTACAGGAGAAGTATATTCCGTTGTAAACCAAAATCTAGGTGAAGACGGCCTAAACAGAGACGGAATAATAAAGATTTCCGGACGATCACTTCCGACTTCTGCAGATATTTTAAGTGTAAATTATACTTGGAGAAAGTTTTTCGATAAACACATCGACTTCTCCGGAGGAAACCAGTTTCAGTTTAAGACTCCATTCGCAGTAGATGTAATTGATTGGGCTCAAAGCGGTGGAGTTTCTGGGGAAAAGTCAATCATTGAGAAGACAGATGATGGCCTAAACTTTCAAGTAACTCTAGATTACGATATAAGCAGGGCTATCTCTGTATATTCGAGAACTGAAGCAACTGCTATCGTAGCAACTGTTGACGCATCTGGAGCAATTGGAGTAACTCTTTCTGCTGCAAGCGAAGCGGTTAGCGAGGGAATTTTATCAATAAAAAGAGACAGTGATCTTCTGGAGGTTTATAACACGGAAGAAGGAGATGGATCCTTTAGATCTAGGGTTATCTACTTCCCGTCAGATACTTCTGCAGAGATAGGCGATACCGTTACAGTTATTTATAATAAGAAAGAATTATTTGATATAAAAGACTCAGACGGCTCTATATATAATAATGTCATTATTCTTCCATCAGAAGGTATTTTGACAGAAAATGGTCTGTTCTCTCTAGTCGAAGATGCTTTCTTCTCAGAGGAAGATATTTATGTCGATTATGTATTAAGTACTAGAACCGTATATCCCAAGATAAATCTATCCAACCTTCCTATAACAGAAGCGGCTTTATCAAATAGGCTGACCTCATCAAGCGGTACTGGCTCAAGCAGTTCAAATCAGCCAATATTCTATGACTATAAAGCTGATTCTAGCTTAACGCCAATTATTAAATTTTCTCCAACGCCAGTCGCCGTCGAGGTTTCTGGAATAACTAGCTCCGGAAAAATAAAGCTAACAGGAATAACTATTAATCGCTATACTTTAGATGTAAAAGTAGGCAACTCAGTAAGCGGTCAAATTTTTAATTTGGAAGCTGATTTAAAATCAGTTCTGGGACTAACATCTTTGCCTACGAATATTGGAATCGCCAGAGTAGATGCAGTAAGCCTTTTGGATGAAGATGGAGAAGTAGAAGCTTCTTTCGATATCCTTGGCTCCTCGCTAGAGGACGTGACCTATTCCGTTGGGACAGCCGCTGAGGATTCTTCTCTGAGTAATTATACGTTCGTCATTCCTTCTACTCCAGATAATAACTCAATCTCCCTATCTGCTGGAGATATAATCAGAGTTGAGCTGCTAGTTTATGATTCTAATGGTGCTGAAGAGATATTCTTCTCAGGGTCTTCCAAGAAGACTACTAAAAATAGATTTGGCCATATAGAGAGGGTATCTGTATCATCTGGATTTAGATCTAGCACAGGCAATCTGGTTGGCTCTATTGAGTTAAGCGCAGACAATCAACCAGATATTGGGGATACCTATAGCGTTGATTATAACTTTTTTGCGCCAAAAGAAGGAGAACGAATCAGTATATCGTATAATGTAAATAAGCTCATTATTGACTCTACCATAGAAGCGGAAAGAGTAAGGCCTGTAACTGCGGACATTTTGATAAAAGAAGCTGAGGACATACCCGTAGACGTTCAGGGCACATTGCTTATAAATGATAATGCTTTGAATAATTCTAATAAAATCGTTGAAACTGTAATAAATGCTATATCGAATGCTCTGAATACCTCTGTATTGGGAGGAACTGTTGACTATTCCGATATAATTGCAACGGCAGCTGCAGTAGATGGAGTTGACTCTGTTAATATTTCTATCTTTAACGAGAATGGCAAAACAGGAAGAATCCCGTTCATTAGAGCTCTCGATAATCAGTTTGTTTCTCCTGGCGAAATATTATTTGAAGCTGTTTCGAGGAATAAGTTTAGAATCAACTAGGTAAAGGCATGCTTCGACCAACATTATTTTCAATACCGTCCAGTACAGAGCTAAAGGTAACATTTAATAAGAATTTATCTGAAAGCTTAAGTGCTGAAAACTTTAAGATAACTTCTGTAAGCGGAAATGTAAGCGATTTAGAGGTTACGAAAGTAGCGGTATCAGAAAAACAGGTTGTAATAACCACGAAGCCGCAGGTTGCGGGCAATTATTACATTCTAAGCCTGAAGGATGCCACGGGGGCAGACTTTACTTCCTTGGACGGTGTTGCTCTAATAAATGACGATTCTAGTCGAGATCTGTATTTTCTAGGACTAAAAAATTATAATCCTGTTAGAGATAGGCTTGTTCAAAATATACCATCTCTCTATAAATTAGAAAATTCAAATCTAACAAGCCTCATCGATAATCAGGCAGAAGAGCTGTTTCGAGCGCAAAAGCATATAGGAGAGCTTTTAAGCGATAATTACATATCAGAGACAGTTGTAGATGAAAGAAGAGTTCGAAGCTCTGGAGCAACAGACAGACTGTCTAATGAAAACGCATTTATCATTGACAGAGTATCCTCTGAGCCTACAGGGGGGCTGTCTATTTTTAGGAGCCTTGATTATAGCGCAGAATCCAGTATTTCTAGACACTCTTCTTTTCCTAGCTATCCAGTCTCTACTCAGGAGATGGCAGTAACTGCCGAGGAAATTACCCTGGGGACAGAGGGGGCCTCATTCGATGGCTTTCTGGTCAATCTTTCAAAGAAGAATGTAATCAAGCTAACTAAGCTTATTCTTGTTAAGTCCGGGGAAGTCGAAGATTGCGATGGAAATCTTGGGACAGAATATAGTCTATCGACTTACAAATATTCAATTCTAGACAACAGGTATGACGAAGAGCTTGCCTTCAGCAATAGTTCTCTCTTGTCTAATCAGGTCTTGTTGTCCGAATTTGGAAATATAGATAAGCCAAAAGTTGGAGATAAGATTATTGCATCCTACTTGTATCGAGATGCGGGAATCAGGCTTAACGAAGGTTCTTTGGAGATTTTCAACTTGAAGGCCATTCCTCAAGAATCGCTTCCAGCAAATAGCAGCCGATTCTTTCTCAACAAGGCCCCCATAGTAGATTCGAATAATCTTATTCCAGAAAGAGGAGGCATATCCTTTTCATACGGGCAGGCTTCTCCCGGAATTCCTGCAGAATTTAGAAGAGAACTTGTTTATAACGCGTCAAAACTACCTTCTAAGTTAGGAGAGTACACCGTCAATTATAATACAGGAGAGGTAATTGTCGTTGGGTCAGAGAGAATAGGAGAAGGAACTGGCAATCGTGCAATTATCGCCTCCTATACTTACAGAAATTCTTTTGTAGAAAACCTAGATTATTACGTCAACAATAATGAAATTGTAGCCTCTAAGACAAGGAGTCTTAAGGGCTCCCAAGTTACTGTCGAATTTACTTATGAGAAAATCTTCCTAGATGGAGTTGACTATGCGGCTCCATGTCACACAGAGATCCTCAATGAGCCAGTTGAAAATAATTTCTCCACGTCCTTCTCTATAAGTCCTAAAAATACTCCTGTTACGGACGTTTTTAGGATTTTTAACCAAACTACTGGAGAGGTATACTCGCCTCTATATTATACAGATGACGAAATCTTTTTCTCAGGAAGAAAATCTCCTGAGTTTAAGACATCTGGGTTGGAAAGTGCTAATTTTGATCTGATTGAACTAGAGGAGCTTGCGGCGGTAGGAGAGTTCGTATGTCCGGCTTTCACTATAGAGATTAGAACAGCTCTATCTAACTCTAATATTCGTTTTTCACCAGGAATTCCTTCTGAGTTAATCAACTTAAATTCTCAGGATTATCTGATCAGAAGTACGGGCTTAACCGGCGGAGGTGATCCCGAGGATATTCAGATAAGGTTTTTTGGAGAGCCTGATTCAAACGGATTGATTCATTCATTTGGAATATCGCTAACGGCACAGGCTCCATCGCTTGGAGAGTCTGTGACGCTGGGACCATTGGGCTACGTCTTTAGCTTAGAAAAAGCTCAGGTTATTAGCAAAACACAAGATTCAGTTGGATCATTTTCTAATACTTCTGCTATTTTCTCTGATGATTCGGTATTCGTCAATGAAAAATACTTTAGGCCCTCGCCCTTATCTCCTTCTCTTAGTTTTCCCGAAAAAGGATCTTTACAGAGTGTGTTCGTATCGGAGAAGGCAGACGTAACCGTAGAAAACGTTTCACGCTTAAGAAAGCCTGGAGACTATTGTATTGATTATGACCATGGAAAAGTTTACTTGGCAGTAAGTAAAGAGCAAGAGTATGAGGCGGGATTTGTCAGCTATAGGCATGGATCATCTATTTCTAGAAATCCAAACATTATAGCCGTCTCTAGAGCATCAAAGCAGATTCTTCCATCTAATTCTGTTTTTGATTCTGCAATTAATTATAACTCTATACTTAATACAAATAATGCTATAAAGATTAATGATTTAGAAACAAGTCTTTTGAGAAATACTGGAGCATCTGCCGCAGACCTCAGCGGAAATATAGAGGAAACGAACAAAATTCTTGCGGATTACACAATTATCGTTGAGCATAAGATCTCCTCGATAAATACCATTCTTGACGAAAAATATCTTTATGGCTCTGGCCTAAACTTTGCAGAGCTTTCAAAGCGGATCCCAGATTCTGCTGCATCAGAGGCGATCCTTCCATTTTCAGATGGCGGAACAAATCTTTATGATTCTTCCTACGTAACTTTTGAAGAGAATGTTATAGATTTAAAAAAGGTATCTAAAACACGAGTCGTCAAGAAAGATGGAAGCTTCACGATTAGAATTTCTGACTCTGATCTTGAGTCAATTTTCGAGATAAAGAACAACTCTACGGGCGAAGCCATTACTGATGGAGTAGTTACTCTTAGCTCAACTGGAGCTGTCATTATAATCCCAGATAGTGCTGCCATATCCTCTCTAGACTTAGTTGAGGTCAGCTATATAACAGATGGAGTTCCATCTGTTGGCACAAAGGTGGCTGTAGATTATAGATATGGCAGGATCCACTTTGATTACACCTATTCTTATGATAATGTTTTTGTCTCTTATGAGTATGGAGACAATCAAATTGATTGGTCTATTGGAAGCGCCATAGGCGAAGGAGAAGAGTATTACGTTTCTTATAAGTATGGGGCGCTGAGGGCTGCTCTGAAGAAGAATTTCGGAATCTTAACTAAAATTCCATTTTTCCAAAACTTTGGACTGAATATTGATAGGGAGCTGTATCGTAATGCGCTTCAAGGTGCAATGCAGGCCTTTACTAACGGGCCTAAAAAATCTTCCTTTGGCACTTTGGTAAAATCCTTTACAGATATAGAGCCGGATATAACGGAGTCCGCATTTGGCAGCTGGATCTTAGGAAGAGACCTTCTTCAGCCAGAAGAAATAGAGGTTTCTGGCCCTATTAGTTTTTCAAATTCAAAATTCAAAGAAGGCTTGGATGTAAAAGATGGAACGATCGTTTCCGTTCCCTCTGTTTCAAATATCAATCTTGATGAAGGCACATTTTCCGCTTGGGTAACTCCACATTGGTCTGGAATTGATAATGATGCAGAGATTACAATTGAAATAGACAATATAGGTCTTCAGTCATATAAATATGTTCTTGGAACAGATGTTTTTAATTATGATAACAAATTTAGCCTATTTCCCAGCGACAATAGGATTGGAGGAGTAGATAGTTCTATTCCAAGCATCACACTTCACAATGGAAGGACTGTACTTATAGATGAAGAAGAAGTTCTTCAGATTGGAGTAAGTGCTCTAGCTAAGAGGGAGCCTTCTCTGACCCGAGCCACCAAGCTAGAACTTGGTATTTCAATTAAGATTGACAACTTCAGTATTCCAGAAAAAATCTCTGGAACCTCCGACTCACCTCCTGCTTTAAAGAATGGCGTCCTGGGGCTATACGAGTCTACGCACAATGTTCCAGGCTATTTGTCGGCGTCTACTCCTTCTCAGTCTTCGATAGGCTATGGGAGTCCCGGCTTTATTTCAATAGGAGATGATAATAAGCTTTTGTTCTTACAGCTTGCGCTGCGGCCCGTAACTAATGCATCTGATGGAAGCGTGTTTTACGTGGAGATAGATGATGATGATCTTTCGACAAATGACTTTCCCAAGTATGATAGACTTCATCCGACTACTAGCTGCAAGTGTACCGTAACAGATACCGTTTCTATTCTTTCTGGATTTAGAGACAGGGAAGTTCAGACTGTCAAGGCTGAATTCGATTCAGCTGTCGATATATCTCACATTCGAAGCCTCAATGCTGTTCTAACCGATGGGCCATCCGCTTTTAAGGTAACAGATTCTCGCGGAGCAATATATGAGGTATACGGGTATATTGATGAAGATGGAGAGGAAGCCTCTGGGGCATTCCCCGATAAAATTACAGGCTTTTTGCTTAACAAGATCCCTCAAAACCATGAAGAAATTACGGCTAAAGGTTCGGAATTTTTGAATGACTTCAATCCTCTCGGAGAGTTATTCTTAAGCTATCAGATTGTATCTGTATTAACGGAGTCTGATACCGACTCCGAAAAGGTTTTGGGATATGAGGAAAAGGCTTTTGTTGCAGATTGGAGTACAGAATGCCTGGATATCTCCATTCTTAGAGATCCTAGGAAAAATCTAGTTACAATAGATCTTCTCTCTAAGACATTCTCGGAGAAAAAGACGGTCAGCCTTTTCTATACAGATCTGATCAATACTTCGGATGAAAATTATATTTTTTCAAGATTTAGCCTTGATGATCTAGCTGATTTGCCCGCAGAAAGCAGCGATAGACTAAAGGATAAGATATCAGTAGGAACTTTGGACAAAAGCTGTAGGGCGATAATAAATATTAATAAGCTTGATTATAAAATTACCAACAGATTTAGCCTAAGCGATATATACATTGGAAAGTTCGGAAGAAATCCAAAACGAAATCCATTTTCAATTAGCAAAAATGATTCGCCAAACACCTCTGTCGGAGTTCCTCTTAATTACGAAACTTCAGAGGGAGTATTTATAGGGTTTGATAATCTTTGTGAGAGTAGCCTTTCGGATGACGCTGGGCAATGGGTATTCAGAACTCGTGCTGCAGAAACTATATCTCTGCCAACATCGGTAGCAATAAGCGGCTCTGATTATGAGCTAGAGTCATCAGATATCACAGTAGAGCACACTTTTGACGGAAGAATTCTAACTGACGGAGAGTTTTCCTCTGTCACTAGATCCTATCGAAAAGAAGATGATGATTCTTGTGCTATGGGCCTAGTCTGCTCTGCTCACTACAGGTACTGCGGAGAGGATCTTCTGGAGAATGCGGGCTGGAGAAAGATTAACGAAACTGATTCTTCCATTATAAACCTTCTGCTGGGTGGCTCAGAAAACGATGTTGGATTTTGGACAAAATCTGGTAGCTTTAACACCTCTGCAGATGGAGGGGTTTATCGTATTGGACCGTCAACTTCTGTTGTCGATCCAGAGAGCGGAGATCTAGTGAATAGGAATACCCTATTCGGAAGAATACCCTGTTCGGATGGGGATTGGACTTCAACAATTAATTTCAGAGTTTTGGAGTCGGACTTCAATATAGAGGGATCTGCTTTGGCCAGATTTGTGGGCGCAGTTTCTGGAAACTTAACAGGAATTTCGCCGCTGCATATTTTTGATGGAAAGATAAACATAAAATTATTACTAGGTATCTCCGACGCCTCTCAGCCGGTCCTATTAACGATGGACGGGCATTCTGGCGATATATTGGACATATCATTTTTTGACTGGAGCGATGGAGAGTATAAAGAACTGATTATTAAAAATGAAAATGATATAATTTCCGTAGAAACTGACTCTGAAGTTTTGAGCGTTATCTCTGCAGGAGACTTTGAGGATGCATCTGTTGATTCTTGCGATCTATTAAGCGAACCATTTATAGCAAGCCACTTATTCGATGGTTCAATTATAGATTCTACGGCTTTTCATCAGGCCTTCACTGGAAGTATTGTTGATATATCACTAATAGAGTATGAAGGTAGAAGAGAAGAGGGCCTAGGCCTCCTTGAGAGTGATGATGTCTTCATATCGACTGATTCAAAAATAGAGTTTTCTTTCGTCACTACGGATTCGACAGTTGATGGCTATTCTGACGGATATTCCGATGGATATGACGATGGATATGACGGATATGTCTCTGAGGTAGTATATGACGTTGACGAAATAACTTTTACATCAGATAAATTGCGGTATTTGCTTGACACAGGAGAAGGTGAGTCTAAAAATCGAATATCTATATTTAAAGACGGAAAGGGATTTCTAAACTTTAGAATATTTGGCAGCTCCACAGAGAATGGCTCAAACGCCTATAATATAGCTACAAATATCAAGCATTTTAAGGCCAACGAGCTCCATCACATTGGAGCAAGCTGGAGGCTAAACACTGTTTACGAAAAAGACGAAATGCACTTATTTGTTGATGGGCTAGAGGCTCCTAATTTGTTCCGCTTCGGAGGAAGCGCAAAAGCCCGTGTTAATGATAAGTTTTCAGACGTTGGCAAAGAAGTCCTCCAAGGGTTTGTCGAAGAGAAGATCGTATATTACGAAGATCATACGGATGGAACCATTTTGGCCGGATCCTCCACGTTCTCCTCGGAAAGTTTAGCCCCGGGAGCCGAATTACTTGGCCGCTCTTTAATCTTCAAGGATTCTGATATAGCAGAGGCATATATCGGAGGAGGATTCATAATAGGGCCAGTGGTTGGCTCGGGAGTTACGATTCTTGATTCGATAACTCTTGATCCTATTGTATTCAATACTTCTGCTTCAGATATAACCTTCTCTCTAGCTCCTACGGCTGGAATCTCAGAGTCATTAGCAGCCGATATTAAGAACGGAGCTTACTCGGTCTTCAGGACAGATTGCAATGGACAGACAGAAGAGCTGGGCGGGCTAGAATATTCAACAAGTGGTAGTTCAATTACTCTGATAAATCACGGGCAAGCAATAAAGCCGGCTTTTAGAGCCAATGTCTCATCTAAGATAATAGAATTTATTGGAGAAGACGACGACTGTAATATGACATCTAGCGTAAGCTTTTCTGATTTAGATATTCATCTGAAAACATTTGGATTGCTCTTTAGAAAGGTCAAGACGGATATTGCTCTATCTAGCTCATCATATGACGACTCTAGAAAAGATGAGCTTAAGAGCGCATTATTCTCGCACGGAGTTGAGCCTGTATCTCTTTCTGATGTTTCGGTAAAAAGAATAATAAAAACAAAATACATTCCAGAATTCGATGAAATAGATCCTGTTGATGATTTTTACCTCGGAACTTTTGAGACCTCTCTTGAAAATTCTATCGGAACATTCAAAGTAAGCTCTGAATCTGGGCAGCTAGACAAAGAGAACAAGGGGCGACAGCTATCCGTGGTTATAGATTCAGATAATATCAAGTTCTGTAAAGAAATTACAGATGGATATGCAGACTCTTTGGTGAGCAAAATAACTATCTCTGGGAAAACAACAGATGGCTCTAATTCTGAAGAATTTTATATAACTGGAAATGGGCTTTTAGATGGAGAAAAATTCTTTACATCTGTAGAGTCAATTTCTGGAGAATTAATCGTTGCAGACACATCATATGAGTCCTGCGTTTTAGAGGTTATTGAAAAAGATCCTGTAACAGTTGGCAATAATGATGGAGAATATGCAGAGATCACTAGATATATAAATGGAGCGCTTACGCTAAAGACTTCTGGGTCCGATTCTCCATTTGAGCTTCATCCCGGAAGTTATAGAGTGGAGTTTCCTGCATTTTTAAACATTAAAATACCACAGGTCGGACCTAAGCTTTACCTAGGCTCAGATATGAATGGAAAGGGCCAATTTAATGGAATTTTAGATGAGTGTAAAATCATTACAGAAATGTCTAATGATACAAGGCCTACAGCTCTTACTACTTCCGGTACACGAAGTATAACGGAAGAATATTTAAATCCAAATCCAAGCTGTCCAGATGATCAGACGATTTTACTATCTCACTTTGATAACCCAATAAAACTGCAGTCCAGAAGGCTTCGTCAAAAGGTTTTTTTGAACACAGATCATAACTACAGGTTTAAGCTGGATCACTCAGACAGAGAGGTCCTTCTTGCGTCCATAAATGACAGAGAGGCTTTTGAGTCAAAAATGATTAGAATGGGCTTTTCGAAAGATCAAGCCGTCAGAACTTTCTTCGAATGTCATAAGGCTCAGGGCGGTCCGGTCTTTAATGAAGCAAAACTGCTTAGGTCGGACGATATGCTTGTAAGCTTTGGAAGCGTAAACAGCCATTTCGGTCAAGCTGCAAAGTTTTTTGAAACAGCGCCATTAGTTATTCAAAATAATCTTTCATTCTTTAGAAAAGACAAGGGAAGCATTGAGTTCTGGGTATCGCCACTTCTCAATACTTATAATGACCCAACAAAGCGGACCTACGTAGAGATATCTTCTGTGGATAGAAAGCGGGTCGAATCGACCTCTCCAACAAGCCTGAGGCTTCCCGCTGCTGCCAAGAAAATTCTTGGAATTAAGCTTATAGAAAATAAAGAAGAGTTTTCTTCCTTTTACTCTCAAACAGAAGTTGATAACATTATATTTGATGAAATCTACAGAAGCGAAATAACCGGCAGACTGGCCGGAGGAACTGGGGTAAAAAAGGACTTTTCTCGCGGATCTACCTTAAGCCCTAACGGTAGGGATATTGCCCTGAAAGATGCTCTTCCTGGCTCTGAAGTGGATGTGATTGTTACATATATTCCAAGAGATTCGGCTGGTGATATCGTTTCTATATACAAGGATGCGGATAGTCAAATTGTTTTTTCAATAAAGACAAATGACGAAGAGCACAAGCTTGTTGGCGCCGTAGATTGGGAGAGGAATTCTTGGCATAGAATTCGATGCGACTACAAAACTGGATCTTCTAGCGATATGATGCGCTTATTTATAGACGGAGAGGATCAGGCAGGCTTTGTCTACGGAGAAGATAGCTCTATTTATAATGAAACAGACTCAGATATTACGCTTCCAAGCATTAACTCGCTAAAGACAAAGAAGATTAAGTTATCTGATGATTTTAGATTGATACTGATAGGAGGCGAATCTAACGCTAATAACTCAGCATTGGCAAGAATGGACAATATTCGCTTTAGCCGGGCAATAAGAGAAGAGGTTAGCGATCCAAATGGAAACAAGGTCGATCTAAACTATTCTTCTAATATAAATACAATTCTTCCTGTTATAAAGGATAGTATAACGACTTTGCTGCTTAATTTTGACCAAGAAAATACCGAGGAAAAATATGCAACAATAATCGATCCTGAAAATGGAATATTCAATTTCGACATTGATGTAATTGATGATTTTGGTAAAATCAACAAAGACGAAATAGAAGACCTCATAACTGAGCTCGTAAATACGCTGAAGCCATCACATACGAACGCTTTAGTTAAATTTCCAAGAGAATCATGCTAATAAGCTCTATTAATATTGAGGGAATATATCGAAGCATATTTTCTAGGAGATTTTAATGTCAAGAGCTAATAGAACGGTTCTGCCAAGAGTTAATTTTTTTGACGGACAAAGAGTTACTGAGTCTGACTTAGACTCAGAGCAGATTCACAATAGAAGTTTGATCTCAAACTCGACATTAGATTTTCATGGGAATGGAGTTGTCAAGGATCGCCTCTTTGAGAGCAAGGTCTTACTCGATACTGCAGATCCTGGTGGGCAGGAAGATAATTTATCTGAGCTCACCATAGACTCTGGCTCTTATGACGGAAAAGCGATCTATTTGGACGTTCAGCCTGGAGATTCTGAGTTTGGAAACAGGCTTGAGATTGAGGCAGTTGATCTTGAGATCGGAGGGCGAGTTAAGGCAAAGGTCCTTATTGTAGGTCGAACCTATTCTGCTGTTAACTCTTCTGGAGAATTGATAGCCGAAGTAATCGAGTTCGATAAAAATACAACTAAACTTACCGAGTTTTATTACAAGAAGGTTCTGTGTGTATTCTTCAACAACTTCTCAGGAGGGACTGGAGCAACTCATTACGATACAAGTAAGGTTAGCCCAAATACCCTTGGCACTTCTGGGCGTATAATCTTTCGAGAGTCAGAACCCCTAAAAGTCTTCGCAAGAACGAAAACTTCCTTTCAAACAGAGTCTCCCAATGTTGCTTTGGGAAACTTCATAACTTCAAGCCCAAGCCTTACTCTGGAGGAGGAAATCTCTGCAGGTATAGGGCCATCGAATAATTTTAATGACCTTTATTACGAACTTGACCCTTCTGGCATTTTAACCTTTTCGAAGGGATCTAGTCAGATAGCCTCCTACGGTCAGAAGTTTTTGGCTAAATCAAATAATATTCAAAAAATTGATTTGTTACTTCATGTTATAGAGGATAGTTCCGCAGCGTTAGGAGAGGAGTTTGATTTTTCCGGAGATATTGTTGTCTCTCTGCATGAGCTTCAAACAGATACGGACTGTATTTCTGACCCAAATCCGGAAAATTTATTAGACTTTGACCCAAACCCTGCGCCTATTGTTGAGGTTTCATATTCTCAAGATGATCTAGAAGGGCTTGGAGTAAAGCTGTCTGGTACACCACAGGTAATAGAAATTGACCTATCTTCAACCTTAATTGCAGATCCTAAGATTGAACCTTCAATTCAGATCGACAAGTACTATTCAATTTTGATCAGCAGGCGCGGCAGCAACGCTAAAGGCACAATTGCAATATCCAAGGGCTTTTATAAGCCTAAAAGAAAAAGTGACAATGGACAACAGCTCAATCCTGAGGAGAATTTTGGCCGACAGACTCAAAGATTTGTTCAATTTGATCCAATTAACTTAGTTTATGTAGATGATCCGGATTCCTCACTATGGTTTGTTGTTCACTCTGATACCGTGGAGATAACCGATGGACTTGCATATTCTCTAGACGGCCTCCCTATATCTCTTGGTAAGACGACAGACTTTGTTGGAAATACAAAGGTTCCATATTTTCTCAGAAATATTTCGTTAAAGGATGTTGCGGAAGGATCTCTCAATTATATTGCTCTAAACAGGCAGGACAATTTCATTGACCCAGGAGTTCATCCTAGGACCGGAAACTTTGTTCATAGAAAAATCGAAGATAGCCCATCTGCAACTATAATGACTGCGACAGAGCTATCAGAAGTTGATCCAGAAAACCCTCCGATTCTTCTTGCTAGAGTTACGGATAATAACGTTCGAGATGCACAGGTAATTTCTGGAACTTTTGATAAGGCGGGACTCTTAGGTAGAGACCAAGTAGTCTTTGTGTCTCCAAGTTCAAATGTCTTAGCTTCAAACTTAATAAATAGAGTTTTTACTCCAGATATAGACTGTGAATGCAACGCTAGATACAGGATTATTTCTGCAAACTGCTCTAAGGTATATTCTGGAGACTTTGATAATGATGGCAAGATAACAACTTCTGATTTATCTAGCTTAGTCGATATCGTTGGAAACACACTAATAACAGAGACTACTCAAAGAAAGATACAGGGCGGAGAGCTTGATGTTCTTGATTTCATCAAGGCAGACCTCAACGAGGATGGCACGATTGACGGATCAGATATCGAGATCATAGAAGACGCTATTGATGGTTATGTCAATTTTACAGCGGATGTATCATTTGATGTATTAACTTTAAAGTTGGAAAATATCTTAGAAGAAGACGACTACCCTGTTCTTTTTGATTCTGCGGAATCTGCCACCAACTCTGGCCTTGGAGTCTCTGTCGCCTCTTCTGATGATATAACCTTTAAGACAGACACAGAGGAAGAGGCTTTGGCAATACGAACTGGAGATTCAATCTCTATTTCTATAGGCTTTTCTGACTCTGGAACTTATACAGTATCAGGAAAGACTGTTGGCAGCTCTGGAACTGATGTTTCAGTTTCTGTAACTGAAGTTTCTGATGGTAGTGCAGTTTCTTTCGCCGGATCCACAGGCTTTGACGTCGAAATTACAAGTGGAACAAAAACAAACTTATTTGCAGACAATCTCGATTTATTGAAGATCCCCTTTTCTGACCAGAATTGGAAAATAGACTATGTCGGTAGCCCCTATCAGGATTCATTTGTTGATGTCTGTGACCTCAGAAGGTTTGTAGAGACAAGCTTCATAGAAAAAGAGGAAATAACTTGTGTTTGCGCACCAGATGTGTGTCAGCAGACTCCGGCTTGCAGCCCTCAGTACAGAACTCAGAAGGTAATCGCAAATGACCTATTTATTCCGAATGGTGAAATCTATAAAGAGCCTGGAGTTCCATACCATGGCGATATAGAGTTCGCCAATGTGCTTATTCCTTTGCCGCCAGGGACAATTGATGATTGCCAGATTGATCTTTACAACAACTTTATAAAGTCTAAAGACGGTACATGCAAAACGGCTGCTGGCTATCCGGCAATGCTTTATTCCGATGGAACTTATGTTGGATGCGAAGATTCCGGATCAAATACGGATTTGACAAAAAATCGTATTAAAATTTCGCAATGCATAGCCAGTCTATATGTTGACGCTTTAGTAGATGGATACGCCGTAGATGGATACGCTGATGAAACCGAGGAAAGTGATGCTACAGAGCTCATCTCAGAGACTTTTGTAGACTATACATATCCTAACTCTAATGGCTTCTCAGAGTGGCTTACGTCAGAGCCTTCTGGAGGGACCTACTTCACAATAAGTACTCCTGCGGCACTAAATTCTCCGGCAACATTTATTCTTGAGACAATAGCTGCTGGAGAAAGAATTGGGCAAATACAATATCCTTCTGCGGCATTAATAGATCCAATTTCGGATGATTTTATTATAGACTTTGTAATGTCAAGGTCAATCTGGGGAGGAGCAAGCCTTACGACGGGCAAGGTATCATTTTATTCTGAGCTTATAATTACCAATCTGGATGGAACGGAAACGACTCTACAATTTGGATGGAGAGAAACCGCCTCAGGCTCTTTGGAGCTTTATTACAGTGGGTCTATAGAGGATACCGCAACAAGTATTATTTTAAATGATTTCGACTACTCTATCGCAGCAGTAGACGATCTAAATGATGATATAAGGTTTAGACTAAGAAGAACAGACGAAGCAGTATTTGCAATGTACTTTGATGACAGCCTAGTAGACTTGTCGGAAAATATATCTGGACAATTTGTAAAAATTGGAACAAACCTTCCTTTTCAGCCAGGAGCCGGAAGTGCAGAGCTGACCTTTAACTTGGCGCAAGAACTAAATCCTGATGCCGGAATAATTTTTGCAACCAAGGTTCGAGATCTAACAATTCGTCATACACTAGACTCTGATGATGCAGAGAGCCCTATTGCTATATCCAGAGATTCAGACTCTCTAATCAATAGGGTTACTGCAACTTTTCCGACGCAATTAACCCAAAAAACCAATATAGTATCTGCCACATTAGAAATGACTCTTGCAGCAGGAATTAGTACTACGGATTCCTTTAACTTAATTCCATACAACATATTAAATGCAGATAATCTAGGTCCAATTATTGATTATCCTATTTCAGATAATACGTCTCTTCAGTCTACATTTATTCCTGGCACACTATCTGCTGGAGATAAGATTTCTGTAGATATAACTCCTATGGTAATTTATTTCCTAAGCCAAACTGGACATCTTCCGGGTCAACATAAGGCTGTTATAATAGAGCCTAGCTCTTCTGCAACATCGGCATTATCTATAACTTCTGACGTCAATCTTTCGATAGGATATGAGGATGTTACGACTGGCGTTGTGTTCCAGATAGGAGCAAGCGTAGATTCTGCCACTGGAATTGTTACCTTAAAGACTAAAAATATACTATATGATGCGTTAAATGAAGCAAGTAGGACAACGCTAGGGTTTGGAATCCATCTTAAGAAATCTGGGTTTAAGAACGCCGATGTAAAGATTGGAATTAAAGATCTTTCTAGAATTGGAATCGGAACGTGCGAAGACACTACGGTCTTCGAAGAAGATGATCTATGCTACTTTATCTCGGGCGCAACGGGCGGTGCAAATGGAACAAGCGGGGCGGCAGTCGGGACCCTTGTGCAAGGTCCATTTCCTTGCAATCTATTTTTGCCTTAGAGCCTGCTATAAAATAACACTTTATTTGTAGCTTCGCAGTATCGAATTCCTTTACGTTCTTTATAGCATATTATACCTTTTTCTGCTATTTTGTTTATATAAATCAACATGATTCGTGGTATTTCTTGTTCCGTAAGTTACGCAAAAAGTATCCAGATCTAGAGGAGTCTGCTGCAGCAAACTTTGCGAAAAAAGAATACCGAGACTTTTTTCGTTATAACATGCACAGAGATTACCCGAATATAGGGAGGGCTGCCGCCAAGAGATTGGCGGAAAAAATACTCAGAGCTTTTTCTCGTATGGCCTGAATAGAGTTTACCCAGATCTTGTAGAAATAGCAAGGCAAAATCAGAAGCTTGCAAGTCTTTTGAAATGGCTTAATAAAAATGGATACGAAGAAGAGGTGAAGAAGCTGAGGATTTAGCTTGCCTTCTGTCGGCTGCCGAGTACAATCTTCTATATGATTTCTAGAAGAATAAGGGCAGAGGCTATGCTTGGCACTCACCATAGTTGGGCCGTTGTAATGCGGAGCCTTATTGGGGAGTTTTTAAAACAAGATTGTGACTTATATCTAAAGAGTATAAATGGATATGAAGACTTCCCGTTTCAATGGAGGCCGTATATTCGAGATGTTAAGAACCCGGATATATCTTTAACATATACTCTCCCAAGGAATTTTAAAGACAGATTTAAAAAAAGAACTGGACTTAAACTGGCAATCTATAACTATGAAACCTCAATTCTGCCTGCTGCTTGGAAGGGTGCAATTAATTATGCCGATTATGTCTTGCCTTCAAGCAATTTTTCGAAAGAAGTATTCGTAAACTCTGGTTGGCCAGAAGAAAAGTGTATCGTGATTCCTCACGGGATCCATCCTGAAGACTTTGAGAGAAAAGATAAGGTCAAAACGCTTAGAACCAAAAAGGCTTTTAAGTTTCTAAATGTATCTATACCTCATTATAGAAAAAATATAGATGTTCTTATTGACGCTTACTACTCTGCCTTTCAAGAAAGAGATGATGTATGTCTTGTTTTGAAGTCAAAGGTGGCCAAACCGAAATATTATTTTGAATGTAATATTCTCGAACAAATCAAGGGTGTCCAAGATAAACATCGTGGAAAATCTTTGCCGCAGATAGAGATCGTTCAGGAGCGTTTTGAGAGCATTGTTCCTCTGATGAATACCTGTGACTGTCTGGTGAGCGCGGCGTCCTCAGAGGGCTTTGGGCTGCCCCTACTGGAGGGCTTGGCGGCTGGCATGGTAGTTATTGCTCCAAACTGCTCTGGACAGCTAGATTTTCTTAATTCAAAAAACTCTCTTCTTGTTGATGTGAAAGAAATTGATGCAGACAAAAAGTATCAATACTGGAAATCAAGCGATGGGGCGAAAACATGGCTGCCAAATAAAGACTCTTTGGCCGAGCAAATGCTTAACACCTATAGAAATAGAGGCTCTCTAAAAGAAGAGTTTACAAAAGAAACCTCGAATGTCCTAAGGGAATTTACATGGGAAAACGCTGCAAAGAAAATTTTGGATATTAAGTGAGAGTTTTAGACTCAAACACGAAAGCTGCTTGGACTCTCACCAATTCCGCTAGAGTAGATGATGGGATCGTCTTAAGCTCTAACGGAAAAATTGAAGCATTAATTCCAAGTAGTGGAAGGCTATCTTTTAAAATTGTTGCAAAAAATATATCTGGAAGTGGAGGCCTAAAAGCAAGACTTATAGACGGAGATAATAATACTGTCTTATTAAAAGAGCTAAAGTTTACAAAGAAGTCATGGTCAGAGAAAGTTCTGAACCTCAGCATCTCCAGCAAGCTCAAAGGCTCAACTCTGCAAATCTTCCGGCCACAAAATTCATTCGGAAGAGTTCAAATAGGCAGAATCATTGTAGAGGGAGAGAAGGAAGCTCCCGCAAAAAAGAGAACAGAAAAGCTTTTCTCTAAAAAAATTCTATCTACAACTCAGGCCAAAAAGCGTTTGGCTGTAATAATTCCTTATGGTATATATGGTGGAGCAGAGGTCTACTTGCAAAGTATATTCTCTAATTTAGAGAATCCATTTATTACTGACTTTATTTATTTGTCTAAAAATAAATTAGAGGCAAAAGTTTCTAATCCAAAAATTAATCATATCCACATAAAAAGTGCTCAAAGAATTAGAGCAAGCTTAATTTCTAGCGATTATGATATCGTAATTTTTTACAACAGCAAGAGAGTATATAGTCTGCTGTCTTCGTTAAAAAAGGCCAAGGCAATCCGATCAGAAGTTGTCGAAATCTATCATAGCGACTTTGAATGGTCTGATTCTGTCTCCTCGCTGAGAGAGCGGGAAGGTGTTGATAAGATCTTTAGAATTTCTGATACTTTATGCGAAGATATATCAGGAGTGGAAAGCAAGCATACTATTCCGGTAGGGATTGACACAGAACATTTTAAAAGAAAATCGAACAATCCATATCGTTCTGGGCCTGCGACATTTGGCCTTGTAGCAAGACTATCTCCAGAAAAGAATATTGAATATGCCATAGAATTATTCAGAAAGTCTCCAAGCTTAACTCTTATCATAATTGGCGGAGGTCCTCGATTACTCGATTTGATGAAATATGTAGATAAAAAGGGTATTAAAAATATACAATTCACAGGGCACCTAGAAGATGTCACCGATTATTACAATACAATTGATGCCTTTATTCTAACGTCAAAGATAGAGGGGACTCCAATCTCAATTATTGAAGCAATGGCTTTTGGCCTGCCCATATTCACGACAGATGTTGGAGAAATTCGAGCGAACTTTGGACACTTAGACAACTTTCACTTTTTGACAGGAAATATAAAAGAGGACGTTGAGATTCTAAGTAAAAATTTTGAAAAAAGATGTTTATTCAATAACTTAAGGGAATATGTTTTGGAAAATCATAGTTCGAGATTAAATTCAAATTTATTCTTCAATATACTGCTAGAAAATATGCTGATAACAGCTCCTGCCGATCCAAATAAGATGATGTTAAACGGGACTTATTATTAATGGCCAATAAGCTTCCTTCCATTCGTGTTTTTGGAAATCCGCAGAAATATACGGGATATGGAAACGCAACTTTCAATCTAGGCTCGGCTCTGTCAGAGTCTTCTGTCAAAACTCGCTTTGAATTTTGGGGTCCAAACGCATCTTGTGTAAATAATTTCAATAATTTTAATGGGGCTCCAGAAATAGACCTCTATATACAAACCCCTCCTTTCTCTGGGCATAGGTCTAATAATTATAAGATTGGATACTTTTATTGGGAGGCAGATGCTCTTCCTAAGGTTTGGGCGAAAGACATAAGGACAAGCGTTAACGAGCTATGGGTTCCGTGCAATATAACCGCAAGCGCCTGTAGAAAAGCGGGATTCAAAGGACCGATCGAAATCCTCCCTACTCCAGCAAAGATAGAGGGCAGCTTAGAGGCCGTACAATTTCCGAGCGAACTATCAAGGGAGTTTGTGTTATCTGAAAATATTTTTAAATTTTATTCTATTTTTCAATGGAATGAAAGAAAGGGCTATAATCAGCTTTTGAGAGGATATCTTGAAGAATTTTCTTCAAAAGAAGATGTTATTTTAATACTGAAGGTTAATCCAATCAAACATGCAGGCCATGGCCTTAATCGTATTAAAGCAGATATAATTAAGGCGAAAACAGCTATTGGCAGAAAAAAATCTGATCTTCCAAAGATATTTGTTATAACGGACAACCTGAGCCATGGAGCTATCGCCGGCATTCACAATGCTTGTGACGCATTTGTTTTGCCACATAGGGGCGAAGGTTGGGGTATGCCCATTCATGATGCTATGATGTATGGCAGCCACATTATTGTGACGAAATATGGTGGAATTACAGAGTATTTGACTGATGAAAATTCCTTTATTATTGATCACGAAATTAAGCCGGTAAAGCCAATGAGCTGGAATCCCTGGTATGAATCCCATCAGAGGTGGGCTTACCCAAGTACTTTTTCTCTGAAGAAAAATATGAGAGACCTTTACGCTGGAAGGGAAAGATTTTCATCTAAGCTAGATAGCGCAAGTAAACTTATTAATTTATTTACAATAGAAAAGTGCTCAAAAAATGTTGAGAATATCTTAAAGAATCCTCGTTTTAATAAGTTTAAATAAATGAAAAAAATATCTTATTTTAAGTCCAAATATGCTGCAGAAAAAGACTCTAAGAGTCTAAGGAAAATTTATATGAAAGCAGTAGAGCGCACTGTGAAGGAAGACCTTCCAGATGCTCCTGCTGGCGACATAGAGTCTCGCAGAGACTATTTTAAGAGACTAAATGATTACGTAATAGGCAGTGCCGATAAGTATGATTTTCTAGCGCCCTTCAGCCAGAGCTCTATTAACTTTGTTCATGCAATTCCAGAAGAAGATCTCTCCTCATTAGAAAAGGGCGAAAGGATAAGCTTTATAAAATGGATCGCTGGTCATTACGATTCCAATAAGGAGCTATTATCTATAGATAATATATCAAAGATAAAATCTCTTATAAGCATTGATGATAATTATGATTTTCTTTCAATTCAAACTCACAGCCCAGCCTTTTTTCTAAATATATTAGACAGAAAAAAGTCTTCACCTCCAGAGGGAGCTAGAGCTTTTCGGCCAGATATTGCTGCCAGAAACCTTGGGCTAGATCAAGGGCTATTTGCTTCTGCAGAAAAAGCATTAGAGGAAGAAGAATATCCAGATATAAAAGAGCTTTTTTCTGCGAAAGAACTATTCTTCCTTCAGGCCGGGGCCGTATTAGCGTTGAGCGTTAATGATCTTAGTCTTATAATGGACTTTATTTCTTCTGAGGCTAGTGATATTGAGATATCAAAACATGGTGATCTCAGTGCTCTTTATCCATTTGATGTAAGTAATCAAGAATCAATTATTTCTGCATTTAATGCTATTAACGCAGACCAGCAAACGTGGCATACGGAATCAACAGTTGATGAAGCCCTAGAATCCAAGGAAGATGGAGCTTTTGGATATGGATATAAGACAAATATTCCAGTACACATATTTGACGATGGATGGAAGATAGTTTATCTTCCAAGCAATGAAGATTCAGATATGATTCCGTGGTCTAATGACAAAACGCTTTCACACGACAGAATACAGGAGGGTGATAATAACTCATTGTGTTTAGGCTCTGGGTCGAAAATGTATAACGATAATTCAAGCGGATATGTATTTTCTCTTAGAAACCCTGAAAATAAGCCTATCGCAACCATAAGAGCTGGCCGTGATTTTCGAAATCCAAAAGATCCTCATGATGACAGAGACTCTTTGGAGATTAAGGAAATAAGAGAGAGCGGAAATGGAGAGCCGGGAATAGAGACGTCTATGTATTTGACTTCTTTCTTTAAAAAACTCGGTGCTAAAAAGTGGGATTATTCCTATTACTTAAAAAATGTTTCAGATGACCATTTGAAACAAATTATTTATTCTTTATCTAACTCTTCTGCTTCAGAAAGGCTAATCGACAAAAGTTCTGCTGAATTATTTGATTGGATACATTTTTTGAATAAAAACAGGGAAGACACAAAGTACAAGGAGTATCTAAAAGAATATCCGGCTCTTATAAAAAAGCGTACCGAACTAATGACATCTTACGATGGACTTTTTATAAACTCCTCATCTATTAGAAATGACGAATCACGAGTTCGCAAGTATGCAAGTTTTATATTCAAAAGCATAAACGATGCAGGCTCGGCAGCTCATATTGATACAGAGCTTGCTAAAAAATTATTCTTCAAAGGACTTGGAGAAAGCGAGTTCAAAACATTTCAAAATAGTATTATTGCTAAAATTGATAATTATCAACAGACATATAATCTACTTGCGATGGAGTTCCCCAGAGAAGCCTATTTTACTTTGACCTCAAACTCAAGGTTTCAATACGACCAGGCTATAACTGAAGCCTTAAAGATCGCTGCAAAAAAACTTATATCTGGAGATGATAAGGATATAGAAATATTCTTTTCTCCTCTAAAAAATATATATGCAACACTTCTTTTGGATTATAAGTTAGAGTTTGAAGCTGATTTTAGATCTAGTCAAAACGTTATAAACTATCTGGAAGAGTATTACTCTGACGACAGTCGTCTATTTTTGAAACATAAGCTTTATAAGTATTACTATGGAAATAGAGAGGATATTAGGACTTCAATTTTAAAGCATTCTGAGGAGAACATTCTTATAAAAATTGACGCACTAAAAAGAAACAAGCTATACACTTCAAAAGAGATGCTTGAGCTTCTATCTTCTGCGGGAAGTGCTTTGAACCCTGATATTGTAAAGACTATAGTTCAAATTTGCGAAGAAAATATAAATGGAGAAAAGCCTCAAAAGCAACATTTAGAAATTTATGCCAAAATTAAGCAAATTTCCAAAGAAGATGAATTTGCCTTTTCTGACTCATTTCTTATAAATCGTTATTTAAACCTATATATAAAAGATGCGCGAGAATATACTGACATCAGTTGGTTAGCAGGTCAACTCGCCGCAGGAATGGCTGGAATTATAAATTTCAAGATGATTTCAGAAGATGCTCTAAAAGGCATGATAAATATTTTTTACGAAAAGATTCAGGAAATAAAATCAGAGCCCCCTGATATAAAATCAATTCTCAAGCTAGAACTTATAAATAAGGCCTGCTTAGAAATAAGCAAGAGATACGATTTAAACTTGGCGATTCTGATAGAAAATTCAGTTGAGTCTGAAGAAAGATTTCTTGAAGTATTTCAGAAAAATCCAGATAAATTTTTAGAAAAAAGAATATATACAAGAAATGAGGCTTACCTTTCTAAGGCCTTAGAGCTAACTCCTCTCTACATCAAGAATAAGTTCAGACTTAATCGCATCATTTATGATACGAATAGAGACTCTGAGGGTTTTTCTGATACGATTATATCGTATCTAAAATATACAGATAATGATAAAAATATTGTCAGAAATGTTGTCAAAAATATAGAAGATGCTGTACTGCTGCTAGTGAAACCTCTGTCCGAAGGATCAGAGGCGGCGGCTCCCGTCGTTATGAATGACTTGTTGGAAAAATATTTTTATGCCTTAAAAACATTGCGAGCTCTAGGTCATAACAAGTCATTGAAAAGTGGGCTTTCAGAGCTAGAAGACACCCTGGTAGGCTCTGTACCTCAGTTCTCAAGCTATCTCTATGATAACCCAGATGTTTATTACTCTGGTAAGCTTTACGATCTTTCTGAGCTAAATGTGGATAAGCGCAAAATGGCAGCCTCTTATGCTCGGAAGCTTGCGCAAGGAATGCTCGATGGTGAAGTTGCAGATATTTTCCTGCAAGATTTAGGCCTTTCAAAGCAGGCAAAGGCTCTCGGAAAGTTTTTGATAAAGAAGTCTTTCTTTGAGGAGTTGAAAAATTTAGTGCATATATATAGTAGAATATAACAAATGAATGTGTCTTATAGAATTGCGGATTGGCTGGTTCATGGCGGCCATCAATATGAGTTTTTCAAAACTGGACATAAATTTTTTTGCACATCCCCAAAGGGTATGGCCCCGAATCCCAATAGTCTCGGCAGGCCTATAAGCAAAAATGTCTCATATATAGACCAATCTGTTCTAAATCGGAAGAAAGTGGATCTAATTATCGTCAGGAGCGTTGTTGATAAAAAAAGGTATAGCTCCTTAAGGTCTGTATTTCCACAAAATAGACCTCCTGGAATTGCCGTAGTTCAAACTCCAAACCCTTTTCCAGTTCCTAAGTGGGTAAGGTGTATGGTTTGGAACTCCGAATTTTCAATGAAAAAGCATAAAAGCTTATTTTCTGGAATAAAGCACTTCTATATACCGCATGGCTTTGATCCGAATGAGTTTGACTATCTAAATCTTCCAAGGAAGAAGGAAATGCTAGCTGCAGTAAGTGTTTTCAAGAAAAGAGGAAGAGACCTTGGGTTTAAGGAGTGGAAGTGGGTTTCTGATAAGCTCGGAGGCTCTGCTTTGCTCGGGCATGGAAATGAAGCTCTAGAAGAGTGCATCGGATCATTTCCACTACCTAGATTGGCCATAGAGTTTAATTCTCACTCTGTATTTTTAAACACAACAATCAAAAGTGCAATGCCAAGAACTCGTGGCGAAGCAATGATGTGTGGAACTCCGCTAGTTAGCACAGAAAACTATGGAATAGGAAAGTATTTGAAGCATAATAAGAATTGCATGATCGCGAATACAAAAGAAGATATGTATAAGTATTGCAAAATGATTATTGACTCCCCTACAATGCAAGAAGACCTTGGGGCTGCGGCAAGGAAGACTGCGCAGAAATATTTTCACATTGATACCTATCTGGAAAGATGGCAAGAAGTTTTTTTTGAGGTACTGAGATAATGGATAAGAAAGATTCTATTATCATCTGCATTGGAACCATTGGATCTCCAACTTTTAATAAATGTTATAAAATTGTAAATAAACTTTATAATAAAGATCCAAGAGTTAAGGACATAGCTGTTATAAGAGATAAGGCTCCGCAATCTGCTTGGCTCAACGCTATGCGCACGGCCTCTGTTGGATCGAAATGGTGTCTTCAGATAGACGAAGATATGTATCTTTACAAAGATGCCTTAGATGAGCTACTATCTTTTGCAGAAAAAAAAGA